TCCGGAATTAAATTAGTATCCCAATCATCAAAATTAAAAGATTCATCGTCTGTATAATTTTTAATATTATATATTTCCCAGCACTCTTCTTTTTGGTTCCAACATAAAATATCACCTACCCATGCATTGGATCCATTAGATTGCATAAAAACTGTTTTTTTTTTGTTCTTCTATACCAAGCATTTTATCATTATCTTCAATTAAAACAGTGAGTGTTGATAAGTTACGTAATTCTACAAAATCATTAATATATTCATTTTGTGTTTTATATCTTCTAATATATTTCATTTCGGTTAAAATTTAATATATGTTAGTTTTTTATTTATGATAAAAAATTAATGGATAACCTAAAAAGTTATCCATTAATTATTAATATTTTTTAAATGCTCTTATTCGTTTCTTATAATTTAAATTTGTTAATTTATCATTGGTTTTGGAATTCGGTGGTTGTTTACAATTTATACTATATAAACCAGGTGCATACCAAGCTAAACAATTATTAGCAAACCATGTTGATGTCCAATATCCAAAATTACCATCATTCTCTGGAAGTGCATAATTTTTTTCAGTATCATCATATAATAAGGATATATTCACACCTATTGCAAATTCACCACCATATATATAATCAGCGCCATCAATTCTACATAATGAATATTGCACACTAAAAAATCTACTTAACAAATATAAAATTTCACCAACAGATGGCAAATACCAAGTTCCTTCTGGATTATGATCTGGATTATGATCAAATGTATGCTAATTATCATTTATATAAGTTTCTTCCGGATGACTTGCATAATATGCCAGATAGAAAAACTAATCATTTATACCTTTAGATGCTTTTAACATTAACTATGTATTTTCATACCCATTCAAATCTGCTAATGCATTAATACCTTTACCGTCTGCATTAAATACCATGTGCTTTTTCTTTTGATATGTTGTTGCATGCAATGGGTTTTCAAAAATATAAGAAACAACCGAAGACGTATTAGTAGTTTCATAAAATTTTGAAATAGATATTTTATCAAAATAATAATCATTTGCAAATCTTTCAACATATTGCCATGAATATGGGATATGATAGTTATTTGTATTATAGCATATGTCACCGACACTAATAGCCATAGTTTCTCCACATAATTCCAATGTTACATCAGATGTAAAAGAAATTGAAAAATCTTTATAATATGGGGATGATTTACCCTATGAAAATTCATCAAATATTACATAATATGGACCTGAACTATTACCATCAGTTGAGAATTCTGTTGTATAAAAGCTCTCCTGTTGTGCTGTATAATAAGTGTTACAATATGAAACCTATGATTTTAATATATCATAATACTAAGAATTAAATTCTTGGTTCTATGGCTCAAATGTGTTATATGCTAGATCAGGTTCATTACATTTTGTATAACACCTATAAAATAAATTAGATAATGTATATTCATCATTCTATTCATATCCATCAACAATCTCTGTATCAAGTGAATCCCACACCGGAAAATTCTGGTATGCCTAACAATCATGTAATGCTATCCATCGGGCTTTACCATCATCAGTATAACAAGCAGGAATAACACATACAGAATCAGGAATTAAGTTATCACCAAAATCTATTTTAGTATTAAATTCGTCTGTTAGCATATTACCGTCAGAATCCATATTATTACGACTATGTATCTAATAGATATACCAATCATTTGTATCATTATTTCAACATAAAATATCGCCAAACCATGCAGTTGCACTTTTAGGCTTATACATAACTACTAGTTTTGATTCAGTCTATCCTATCATTGAATCTTCATCTTTTACATAATTTAATAATGTAGGATAATCCTTTATGTTACAGAAATCTGTTATATAGTCGTTCTATGTACTATATAAATTTATATATTTCATAATTTTTATAATTTAGATATATTTTTAAACCAATATATTTATAAAATTATGTTACAAAAATAATGATAATCTGTTACATAATAGCAATTAATAAAAATAATGGAAACCTTTACTTTAGGTTTCCATTTAATTATTATTCATGCAATTTATTTCATGTATCTTGGTACATTTACTTAAATAATTGGATATTTTTAATAACCATTTATTAATAATATTAGACATATATAATTTATTGCATTTCATATCATTAGCCCAATTTTTAATTAATGATTTAACCTAATCATCAAACTTTTTATTATCTAAAATTTTAATAAGTTCATACTTATATTTGTTAACTAAATTATATAATAATTTATATGTAATATATGATTTTCTTAAATTTATATCTGTATATACTTTATTATCTGGATACTGCTTATAATAAAATAAATCATGATTATTGAATGTTTCTAACCATGCTGATAATTCTGACTTATCTGTATAATATATACAAGAACCAAATAATAAAATTAGTTCATCATCTGTTATATTATTGTTAATATATAATTTTTTTAATTCGTTAGCATTTAATATAGTATTATTAATATCAACAGATTTACATATTAAGTCACCATAATAAAAAGCATTTCCTGCATTAATAGCTAAATTATTGTCTTTCAACTCATGTATTATATGTAAAAGTTCATGATTAATAATCCCTATTAATTCTTGATTATTCAAATATAAATTCCTTAATTTATTCAATGGTGTTTTTATATTCCATAATTTAGGTAACTATATAATTAAAGTACAAAGTTCTATATGACGATTATTTCCTTTGTATATAGGATAATAATCATCACACAGATGTTTGTACTTTGGTATTGTTAAATTAATAGCATCGCCATATAATGTAGTATCGCTTATAGTTAAAAATATTTGAACCTCATCTATATATGGTGAAATATACATTAATTTAAATACTGAATATTCCAAATTAGAATTATCAAATATTTTATAAGTAAGTATACCATCAAAGTAATCAGTTATTAACTTATTATAGCAATCTGTTATTTCATCATTATAATTAGGATTTTCTTTTTGATATACATGCTATGATTCATTTATATCATTCTAATAACTATAAAGTAATAATTCTAATGGTGTTTTTTCAGGTTTATATTTTATAGATTTAATCATTATTTTCTAATTGGCCATTATGTTTCTTTGTCATATGAACTTTAATCTTTTCTAAAGATTCTCGTTCTTCATTATCAATACTATTAGGTAATTGATAATGTATAGCCAAATAATAATCGCCTTGGCTTGAACCATTCTTTAATCCTTCACCATACAATCTGATATTCTTTCCTTCTTTAGGACATGGATCAATATGAATTTTTAGTTGTTTACCATCAGGTTTAATTATTTTATAATCGCAACCTAATAACAAATCATAATAAGGTACATAAATCTCTTCTAAAATATCTAATCCATTAATAAAATAATTTTCTGGAATATCATATACAATAGTTACAATAAAATCACCGTTTTGCCCTTTAGGTGATTTTGATTCCCAACCTTTACCTGAATATTGTAATTTAGTTCCTTGTGGTACACCCGGTTCTATATTAACTTCGACTGTTTCAGTTCTATTAGTATATCCAGTACCATTACATGTTTTACATTCATGTTCAACAATAGAACCAACGCCATGACAATGATTACATTCTGTCATTTCTCTCATGGTACCAAATCCGGTATTTCTGATATTAGTTATAAAACCAGATCCATGACAATATGGGCATGTTGTTTTCCCAGTACCGCCATCGCCATGGCAAGATGCACATCTTACTTTACGTTCAAATTTAACTTTCTTTTTGCAACCATTAAACAATTCTTCCAATGTAATAGGTACTTTCATACCAATACTATTACCCGGCTCAGCTTGTCTCTGCTGTGCTCTACCATTAAATTGATTAAATGGATCAAACCATCCATCAGGTGCATAACCACGTCCAAATGGAAAACCATTAAAGCCACCAAATCCCCCGAAATCATTATCATTATTAGCATCAGGATTTGTTAATGCTTGATATGCTTCATTAATTTCTTTAAATTTTTCTTCAGCTTCTTTCTTTTCAGCTTCTGATTTACCAGATTGTTTATCCGGGTGATATTTTATGGATAGTTTCTTAAATGCTTTTTTAATATCTTTTTCAGATGCATCCTTAGACACACCTAAAATTTTGTAATAATCTTTCATCATGTTTATTATAGAATAAAAAGATTGTTTTGTTTATATATCATAGAAAAGGAGAAGCCTAATTAAACTTCTCCTTGTCCATGAAATAGTAATTTATATAGGTAACTTATTGTTTTTTTTTAATCTTTAACTTCTTCAAATGCAACATCTTCTACATCCTTATCAGATGATGAATCAGTAGTATTTGTTGTATTTGTTGATTGTGTGGTTGATTCATTAACATTTACATCAGGTTGAGGTTGACCTTGATTTGCTGAATAAATCTTAGTTGCAATTTGTGTCCATTTTGCTTCCAAAGATTGTTTAGCTGATTTAGCAGCTGCAATATCTTTCTTATTAACAGCATCAACAACTTCTTGTACACCCTTAGTAATGTCATCTCGTTCAGCATCTGTTATTTTAGACTTAATTGTGTCTTCCTCAATAGCGCCTTTAAGTGTATATGCGTAAGTTTCCAAACTATTAAGTTCCTCAACTTCTTCCTTACGTTTCTTATCATCTTCTGCATGTGCTTCAGCTTCTTTCTTAATACGGTTAATTTCATCATCAGAAAGTGATTGATTTTGAACTGTAATATGTTGTTCTTTACCAGTTGCTTTATCTGTTGCAGATACACTAAGAATACCATCAGCAGATACTTCAAACTTAACTGTAATTTGAGGTGTACCGCGTCTTGCAGGCATAATACCATCCAAGAAGAATTGACCAATAAGCTTATTATCTTTTGCCATAGGACGTTCGCCTTGATATACCATAATACCAACAGATGTTTGATTATCAGCAGCAGTAGTAAATGTTTCTTCCTTAGAAATAGGAATTGTTGTATTTGCAGGAACCATTACTGTCATAAGACCGCCTTCTGTTTCAATACCAAGCGAAAGAGGTGTTACATCCAAAAGAAGTATATCTTTTGCGTTCTTACCACCAGCAAGAATATTAGCTTGAGTAGCTGCACCAAGAGCAACAGCCTGATCAGGATTAACTGATTTATTCAAAGGAATATTAAATGCCTTAGTGAAGGCTTCTTGTAGTGACGGAATACGAGTTGTACCACCTACAAGAAGAATACAATCGATTTCATCATTTGATTTACCAGCTTTTTCAAGGGCGACACGACCACAATCAACGGTCTTATTATTGAATTCTTCAATCAATTGTTCAAATTTAGCTCGTGTGAGTTGCATATTAAGCATAAGAGGAGAGCCATCCTTAACAGTAATATAAGGTTCACTAATATCTGTTGAAGAACTTGAAGAAAGTTCAACCTTTGCTTTTTCAGCGGCTGTTACAATACGAGAATATGCCATTTGATCATTTCGAAGATCAATACCATATTGCTTTTTAAATTCGTCACAAATGTATTCAACAATTGCATTATCGTAGTTTTGACCACCAAGGAATACATCACCATATGATGCAAGAACCTCATACATGGCCTGACCATCTACATTTGAAATTTCTACTATAGAAACGTCGACTGTACCACAACCTGAATCTATCACCATAACGGTTTTATCTGTGCTTGTATCAATATCAGATGCAAGAATTGCTGCAGTAGGCTCATTAATGATGCGAAGAACTTCAAGGCCTGCAAGTTCGCCGGCGGTTTTAGTTGCCTGGCGTTGAACATCATTAAAGAATGCAGGACATGTAATAACAGCCTTTGTTACTTCTTCACCATAATAATCTTCAGCGACTTTCTTCATATGTGCACAAATATAAGAAGAAATCTCTTCAGGTGAATAAAGTTTATTATCGATTTTAATTCGAGGTTTGTCATTTTCATTAACAACATCATATGTTGCCATTGTATTCATCTTCTGAACATCAGGATCATTCCAATCAGCTCCCATATAACGTTTTACAAATGAAACGGTGTTTTTAGGATTCATAATCATTTGTCGTTTAGCGGCTTCACCAACCAAACGTTCACCATCTTTTACCATTACAATAGATGGTGTGGTATAATTACCATTCGCATTTACGGCAACTTGTACGTCGCCAACTTCATTAACTACACCTACGGCTGAATTACCAGTACCGAGGTCAATTCCAATAACTTTTGTACTCATTTATTTTAATTTAAACTTAAATATCATTTAATCGTTTATTATATTATATTGCAAAAAGTGTGCCAAAGTCTATACGTATGACAATTTGTCATCTTTTATGACATCTTTGTCATATTATTCATTTATATAATCTGTATCTTTATGAAATGCTTTATATATGGGTGATTGCTTTGCTAATTCTGGTGTTTTAAAATAATTATTATTATATCTCAATAAAGAATCTGTCATTGAGTTTTCTGATTGTATACCAGATGTAATATCACCATATAAATTAATATAATAATATTCTTCACCAACATTAGCTTGCCATTTTTCGTGCTGATAAGTTTTCCAATATAGATCATATGCACTTGGACATAGCAAACATGTCACACCATATTTTTGACCATCTATAATAATACGTCCACTATTTGTGAATTTATATTGTTTTTTGGTAACATATTCTTCAACAATAATATTACCATCATTATCAAATCCCAAATATTTTACAGAACCTATCATAGGTGACCACATATCTTCACCTATTGGCATATCTTTTAATTCATTTTTTAAATTAATGTGATAATCAGTATATCCACATATTCTAAATCTATTATCTGTTAGTGACATAATTATAAATGTGTATCTTAAAATTATTTTACAAAGATAAGAAAAATATTTGACATATGAAAATAAAATTCAACATATTTTTCACAACCTAATAAATAATAGAAAGTTTTTAATAAAATGTTTAATTTTTATGGCAACTGCAGACTCTTTATTTGAAGGTATTGATATTTCTAAATGTACACCTAATCAATTAATGAATACTCGTAAGTTATATAATTATATAGTAGAATCAGCAGAAATCGCTGAAAAAGAAAATGTATCTTTAGATGATGTAATTGATGAAGGCATATTTGGTTCTATACTTGGTGGTATTGCTGGTGCAACAGTTGGCCCTGCCATTGGTAAAGCAATATGTAAAGTTTTGTCTATTGATGAAAAAGGTGTACTTGGTAATCTGATATGTAGTAAGTTAGTGCTTGCTGCACTTGGTGCTGAACTTGGCTATCGTATGTGATAAAAAGTTAAACTTTGTTAAAAACATGTTTTATAGCATAGTTTTTTCAGACAACACATATAAATATAATATAATAAATCGGAGCGATGAAAAGTGCTTTTAGTTTAGGCCTAAACTTGGTTGAATATTTTTCAACTCTCTTCAAAAAATAAAAAAAAACTAAAGACATAATTTAAAGCAATGAAAACTATTAAAAACAAAATTAAAAAAGCTTTTGCAAATTATTGCAAGGTACATTATGAAATGTTCAAACCTATGTACGATGCAGGTATGTGGTGGATGTAATTCATAATTTAGAAGTTTTAGTAAGCCAAAAACAATTTTAGAGGTAGTTTCAAGGCAATTCGGCCTTGAGACATTTAGAGGTCAGAAACTAATAGATGTTTCCGACTTTTTTATTTTTATATAGTTTATATAGTAAATATATCATGGATATTAAACTTAAAAATAAAATTAAACACATAATAAACGAATGCATTCATACTATTTTTAAAGGGTATGAATTAAAAGAATCTAAAGACCTATCTAATATAGGTGAAATAAAATATGAATGGGAATATGATGAAGATGATTATTAGGATTGGCTAACTGATGTTAATCTAACAGATAGTTCATATTCAAAAATTAATTATATTAAAGATAATGTAACTTTTAATTTAGATTATCTTGATAATGAAACATTCCATATTTTTAATTATGAAGATTGTTCATATGATTAGTTAGTTGATTATTTTGGACAAAAATGGGCAGATGTTATTGTAAACGATTGTTTAACTGATGGCCATGGTAGTATAGAAACCGCATGTATGTTTGATGATGAAGAAATAGATATTAATAATCCAGATGAATTAAATTCTATTGCTATTAAGATGCTACCTCATGGTGATTATTATAAAGACTGTAGAGGTTTTATATTAACTAATGGTGATATTATATATACATAGAATGAACACAATACATGTGCAGTTATTCCAGGTATAAAAGGAACTTCACATTTTCTTAAATTAGGTAATATTCGAGTAATGAATCATGCAATTGATTTAATGAAAGAACCTACATATGAACAAAGAAAAGTTCTTAGATATGCTATTGCACAATATGGAAATGATGAATTATATGTAACAATGGATTCTTCTAAATATTCAGCTGCTTATGGTAAGTATTATGATCCAGATCCCAGAATGGTATTAGCTGATATTGATAGATATTATTCAGACGGACTTAAACCTATAAATACTTAAAATATAAATTTTTAAATAATGGTTCTTAATAATTTAAGTCAGAATTTTGCTATTTGGTTATCACCTAATACATTTTATCCAGAAGTTAATGACCTTTGGAAGCCTTTATTTAAGCGTTTATATCTTCCATATGTAACAGTAGAGGATTTCTTTAATTCATAGATAACCGCAATAAGTTTTCCGTCTGTTTCATCTTCTAATGTACAATAGGGATTTTAGAATTATAAATTGTCTAAAAGACCTGGCAGACAATTAGATCATATGATGAATAAAACTGTTACATTAACAGTAAAATTAACAGAAAGTTATTTAACATATTTTATAGCCAGATAGCAATTTGATTTATTCTTAAGATTTGGTGAATATGCTGCTAATATGTATATGCCACCTTTATCAGTAACTATATTAGATGATGGTGGATTTGAGATTATTACATATACATATAATCAATTAACACCTACAAATCTAAGTGATTTTGATTTATCATATTCAGCAAGGCCCGGTACATTTAATACTTTTACATGGGAATTTTCATATAATTATTTTGATATATGGTATAGAGATTCTTCAACAAATAGAAGAGACAAAATATCAACTAATCCAGAATTTGGTGTTCTTAAAGATCCAGGGATTTTAATAGGCTCCAAATATTTGGAGAAAGCAAATAATCCAATTATCACAAAAAGGTAAAATAAAAAGACATTAGACTTTAATAATCTAATGTCTTTATTTTTTTATTTTAGATATACAACTGTTGGTAACATCTCACCATAATTAGGTTGTTTTTCTTTTTTAGATTTTGTTGTTTTTGAATTACCTTTAGTAGCAACTCCACCAAATTGGCACCATTTATCACCAGAACCTAATGTATTAATACCGGCAGGAACAGGATCGCCAACGCCTATTGTATTTGATAAAGTAGAGAAACCTCCACCACATAATCCACCGTCACACATAATTATTATATAATTTTATTTTAGTTTTTCAATGATACATTTGAGAAATCAAATATTTCTGCTAAATCTGGATATACATCTGAATAATCATTAATTAACTATTTAATATACTCCATATTAGCTCTTCTTTCATTAGCAGCCTTAAAGAACGTATTATAAGATGATGTAGCTTGTTGAATATGTGATTGCAAAACCTTAAAATCTTCAGGCTTTTGTAAACTCATCTTTGTAATATCCATAGCAGTAAAATCTCTTAACTCATTTAATATATTAATAAGATTATACTGCTGATCCATTATCTCTTTAGATATACCAGCTAAAAATGATACAATAGTTTCTGACATACCATTTGAAACATCTCTTTCACCCATGAATTTTTTGTTGAAATGTGATGTTTTTGATTTTCTGTCATTCTTTAATGCCTCATAATATATCTTATATAACATATGTTGTTTTCTATCCAATATATCATATTGTTCAGAAACTTTATTTGTTAATCCTAAGAATTCTTTTGATTGATATAATGCAGATTTAAGATTCTCAAATTGCTCTTTCATATATTCGAGATCCTATATACGTTCATCGTTTGTTTTATACTTATTTGTAAAATTATAATTATAAGACCATCTATCATTATATGCCGCAAGATTTGTATTCTTATCAATATATTGTTTTGGAATTACATATGCTTTACTAACATTACCAAAGCCATATATATTTTTTTCAAATAATACTTTAGTTGTTAATTTACCAAGATCTCTTGTTATATCATTCTTTGTATATAAGGTTCTGTCTTTAGCATATAATATAATATCATAACATGTAAATAATCCATTATAGTTATCAAATATTTTATCATACAAATATTTGACCAAATCTTGTGCCATTGAATAATAACATTTATCTTGAAAATTATTATATGCTTCAATAAACTATTGATCTGATACACTTAGTAAATTTCTCCATTCAAATTTGGTACTATTAACATTAATAACTGGATATTGACCATTAGCTTTTTTAAATACACATATTAGTCTAACACCTTGTGATATTGCTACTAATTTACCATCTTCATCTTCAAAGAATATAAAATCTTCACTATACTTTCTTTGGCGAATACTATCTAACGGGATTTCTATAAATTGATCTGATTTTATATTTGCTAATTTAAATGCACAAAATTCCGGGAATGAATCAGCATCACCTAATTTTATATTGTCCCATATATTAAAGATGTTTGTTGTACATATAACTTTATTATCGATAAATTTTTTTACATCTGCATTTGTAACTAATCGATTATATTGTGTGTGTAAAGCATCATATATAACTTGAGGACCTAAATTTTCTTCCATTATTTTTTCCAAGAATTCTTTCGTTGTAATATTACTTGGATATTGTTTAACAACATTAGAAAATAAAAATCTCAAATTCTCCTTAAACCTTTCACCATTAATATTGCAATCATCAATAAAATCTGTTGGATTATATTTTAAATCTTTTGATATATACTTATCATGCAATATATTTTGCTGGAGCATAAACTTATGCCATTGTCTTAATGGCTCTGCAGCATATGCTTCATTCAATGGTTGTAAATCTTTAAAGTTCTTATAATTATTTGTTATTTCTAATAAATCTGATAATTTCATAAAATAAAAATAGCTTAAATTGTATTTCTACAGCTTAAGCTATTTATTCTATTATTGTCATATAACCAAATATTTAAACCAGCTATATGGTGTCATTTCATTATGATAACCTGTTACATATTCAAATTTATATGCTTCTCGTTCAAATGATATGTTTCTGTATGCAGTATGAAAATTTTTATATTTGAAAACTTTAATGAACCATTCTATAACATACCATAGGTAAAAGAATACCCAAATCATATATTTCATTTGATTACTATGAATCGATTCATGCTCTATTGTTTTATCATCAATTTTTGCATTCTTTCTACAGAATAAAATACCAAATAAATTAATACATTTATATCCTTGAAAAGGAATAATATTATTATAAATGATTTTCATAATAAGATTTATATATTAAAGGTTTGTTCAAAACATGGGAAATTTTGTTCTTTATAAACTTTCTTCCGTTCTTTATAATGTGTCCACATATAGTTATCATTATACTTACCGGTTTCTGTATATCTCAAATCATCAACAAAATCATAAAGAACTGTTTTATCTTTGCCCGGGCATAATCGTAATCCACGGCCACAAATCTGTCTGATTATACGTTCTGATTTTGCTGAGTTAACTAAGAATATACTACCGATATTTGCTATATCAATACCTTCACCAAATGTTCCGATACTTGCAACTAATATAGTTTGTCCATCTAAATCATCATTACATTGTTTCTTATAATATTCTCTGTCTTCTGGTGATGTTGAGCCATCTATATAGTAAACTTGTTTGTTTGAATAATCTTTAAGATAATCATATATCCGTTTACCATATCCACCTTTAATATCACCAAATAGTAATAATGTATTATTAGACATTTTAATTGCCATATCAGCAATATACTTTAATCTTTTATTGGATGCATTAACATATTTTTGTTCTTGTCTTAATAATTTAGCACCTACATTATAATCAATATTTCCAGTACCTAATGATTTTACATTCCGGGCATTCCATAACATTTTCTTTTCATCTTCATCAGCCCAATTTAATATTTGGAAAACTATATATATGGGTGTTGCTGCTTTTTCTTTATGAATTAAACTATCAGATGATAATGTATAAACATGCGGACCATAATAAGATTTCATATTAAGATTATCAATAGTTCCAGCTTTTTGATAAGTACCAGTAACAGCAATCTTATATTGAAGATTATGACATTTTGAAATTATATCTCTAATTGAAACAGCAGATATATGGTGTGCCTCGTCACCAATTAATGTTTTGAATCCATCAAAAAATTCAGGTGGTCTATTAGATAAACTTTGGAATGTGCCAAATAAAATATCGCAATTATCAACAGCATCTTTTTCAGCTTTTCTAAGTCCAGATTTCAATATACCATAAGTCCATTTCTTATTATGTTTTTTAAGGTATGATTCATATAAAGTAAATTTTTCAGCAGGCTGATTTGCTAAGTCAACACTTGGAACGATATATAAACATCTGGATCCTACATGTTCCAATGTATATTTGAATATTATAAAAGATATTAAAGTTTTACCGGCGGATGTTGAGATTTCAGCTGAACTATTTTTATATCTTAATATATTATAAGCAGCCTCTACCTAATAATCATATGGTGCAAATCTTTTGCCTTGTTCATTATAACAATCTTCAAATAAATCGTCGCACCATTTTTTGAAATCTTCAAATTTAAGTTGATTCATTTGATTTAGATATTCAATAAATCGTTGTGAAAATTCACATGGTATATTAGATTGTTTACAGAAATTCAATAAATCTACCCATAAGCCGGTTGGCATATAACCAAGGTCAGATACAAAACAACGAGAGGTCTCAATAAACTTGGACTTCTGTTTTAAGAACCATGCATTTTTTACTTCCTTTGTAAAGTTACCTTTAATAAGGTCAAATTCATAAGGACACATGTTTGACAAATATAAAAACATCTTATCATCTGTTATATCAATTCTCATTGTTTTAATCTTAACTTATAAAATTTTTTAACTTTTAATCTTTATACTTTATATTATAAATTCAACTTTTTATATCAACACATTAATTATAGTATATTTTAATATAAAGTCTAAATTCATAAATAGAATAAAATAATTTAATATAAAAAATGATTGACAAATCTTTAAGTCATAAAATCAGCAATATTATATATAAAGCTATTAATGAGGCAATGACAGCACAACCTATAAATGAGTATCATATTAAAAATCCTGGTCTTTATAATCTTGATATTAAAACCATTTGTCCTATTTGTATGAATGGTATAAAACAAGCAATCTGGGGTAAGGTTCAAGTTATTCCTAATAAAGGTAGAGCTGGTGCAGATGTTCATCGTGCTTCTTTCCGTGTAAAGGTTTATTCATTAGAACGCTCAATGAAGAGTCAAATTGGAGATGATTGTCGTCAAGCACCTGAGTCATATAATATTCTTTGTAAGGTTTATAATCCTACCAAAATGGATGATACAGTATCAATAGACTATGAAGCTATTATTGGTGGTTACTATTCACATATTGCATCCATTATTAGTGGTGTTGCTTATTACTTACCAGTATCAGAAATTTATAGATACCAAGAAAAAATGGGTAATCGTTGTATTTCAAGTGATGGTAGATTTATCAATATTAATGCAGATTTCTTCTGTGATAATTCACAATGGGGATATACACTAACACCTGAAGAAGCTTCTTTATACGATAGTGAATATAATAGAGCAACACGAGTTAATAAATGAATTTCAAACGTTAAACTTTACTAAACAATAGTTAAACTTTACTAAAATTCAAACTTTTTATAGACAATTTTCAGACAAATAAAAATACTTAATTTATTGTTTATTAATAATTTAATCAAATTAATAAAAAATTAAATGTTAAACTATGCAAATTCTTTTCAAAAAAGTTCAGACAAATGTCATTTCTTTTTGCTATAAGATCTTGTAGGTTTTTAAAAAAAGAAAAATATATTATTAAAGAATATATAAGAAAGAAAAAATGAAATAGAAATAAAGAAGAGAAATAGACAATAAGGAAAGTAAGGATAGTCCCGGAAAAATATAGGAATAAAAATTAATGATAAGGAATAAAGAAACTATATAGGGATAGAAAATTAGTAAGGATAGTCCCCGGAATTTTTTTCATAATTATATTATGTATGTCATGTATCAATTAATTTTGGTATGTGACATACTTTTTATTAAAACACTCCAGAACGTGGTTTATTTGGTTTGTATCACATTTTAATAATTAAAATGGTAATTTATATACATAAACTAATTTAATCGCGATACAGAGCTTTAAAATGAGTTTTTAATAAAAATAAAAAAGACCATCTTCACAGATAGTCTTTTTATACAATTTTAAAATAATACGTAAAATGAAAAAAGTATTTGTTAATCAACGATACAAAGTTAAGAATTTTTTCTGATATATAAAAACTAAAAATATCTAAAAATTCATTTGTACCATTTTTTGTATTCATCTTTAATATGCATAATATATGATGATATTAATGCAGTATACAAAAATATAAGACCTATATTAATAATGATTAAAAATAATATAGATATGACTCCGAGAATTATTTCTGCCATCTTGTTTCTTTTTTATTTTTACGGAATACGAATAATATCAGTTCAAATAGAGATAATAGTAAAATTCCTATTCCACCTATAACGATTGTAATACTGGCTGTATGATTTAATAAGTAGAGTATTGTATTCATTTATTATAAAAATGTTCAATTATTTTAAAAATGCCAAAAACTAAAATAATAGCTGAATATACAGTAACAATAAAAAATGATACTATACCATCGCCTGTTGCAATACTCCATAATGCAACCATTGCAATCAATATAATAATAACAAATACTGCAATAATAGCAGACCAAAATTGATAATCTTCTTTATTCATAATTTTTATATTATAATAAGTATTCGTAAAACCTTCCAGAAGGCAGTTTATTTGCTCTGTATCGCATTTTGTTTATCCAAATGGTAATTTATATACCTGGACTGAAAAGAATGCGATACAGAGCTTTAAAATGAGTTTTTTTATTTTTTAATAGTAAAACGTGTATGAATATTTTTGGTTTTGCCATTTGGTGAATGCTGTTAATGCTTCACCAACACAATCAAAGTAACAATCTTGAACTGCTGAATCACAACATTTATTATATAAAGGTTTTACCCAATCAGCAATTTGTTCTTTAATAATTTCAGGTGTTAGATCATTGTTAAGATCAATACTTAAATCGTTATCCATATAATTATGTGTAACGATTAATTTGTGATTTGAAACGTAACTATCAGCAATAGTATTCATGTTGAATTTTATTGAATGTAAAAACTTAAAAAATTTTATGATACAAAGGTAAGTAAAATATTTGAATTATAAAAATTTTATAGAATAAAAATTTAAAACCTTCCAGAAGGCTGTTTATTTGCTCTGTATCGCAATTAAATTGTCCAGATAGTAAAATTACCATTTAAAGATAGAAAATGCGATAGAAGTGATTTAAATGGCCTTCTGGTGTGTTTTATGTTTTTATATACATGTTAATAATAAAAATATAATCAAAAACAATATAATTCTAAAGAACCAAAGTGGAAAACTAATATTTGATAAAAACACATAGAAAATTTATCCTGAAATTAAGGATGAAACGCTAAACTTTATTAAACAATAGTTAAACTTTACTAAAAATCAAGATTTTTTCAAATATTATTTAGACAATATTTTTTGATTAAATAATTGTTTATTAATAATTTATAAAAAATCAATAAATTTTAAATGTTAAAAAATACAAAAACCTAAGAAAAAAGTTCAGACAAATGTCATTTCTTTTTGCTATAAGATCTTGTAGGTTTTTTAAAAAAGAAAAATATATTATTAAAGAATATATAAGAAAGAAAATTTAGAATAAGGATGAAAGAATGACAGTAAGGAAAGTGAGGATAGTCCCGGAAAAATATAAGAATAAAAATTAATAAGAAATAAAGAAATAGAATAAAGAAATTATATAGGTATAGAAAATTAGTAAGGATAGTCCCCGAAAAATTTATAAGGATAGAACTCCGAAAAGTTCTATCCTTATTTTTATTTTTTATTAATCTTTAAATCTTCCAGAAATTTAATGGTTGGTTTTATTATAGTATTAAAAGGAATCATCAAATTATTATTTTGAATTTCATCATAACTTTTATACAAGGTTTCCTTGATATTAATGAGAAGTAAATTCTTTAATGTTTTTGATTCACCAAATTCTATTATTTTTGGTAATGCATCTATTAATTGAAATATTAGGTAAGAACTAATACTTATATTAAATGCACCTTGTGTAATTCCCCATTTTAAGAAATCAATGAAATTCTGTGCACCATTTTCTGTAAATTTAATTTTAGATGCATAAAAAACTGATGGTTGTTCAATTTCAAATGTTCCTTTTTTTAATTTTGTTATTTGTGTTTGATTATTACTATCAATTTTTGTGTATATTATATTATTCACAAAAATCATATAATCAACAAGTTCTTTAATATTAAAATCAAATGATGTTAAAATAGGTGAACTATCAGAATTATCAGAATCATCTGATGTATCAATTGTCCAATCAATTAATGGTTTTTCTCCAAGTTGATATTCACCAAATATGTTAATTTTATGTAAACCTTGATTAACTGTATATAATTGATCTGAATTATCTTTTTTATTAAGAATTTCAATGAATACTTTATTTGGCATCCATGAATTATGATTTAAATGATTCTTATATATTGCAATGAGTATTTTTTTAATTTTAGATGAATCTCGTACAACATCACATGCACCGGGAGCAAATTTCATATAATCGATTTGTTCATCATATATTCCATTTGTTATATCAAATGTTATTACTGGACCTAAGCTTTTTATTTTTTCGTTTTCAGAAAAATTAATTCGTTCTTTAAGTCTTATAATAAATTCTGGTTCGGCCCAAATTTTTTTATCATCAAAATCAAATACATTATCTATTTTATCACGAATATTATCAATCAATGAATAATCATTTTGAATATCGTAAGCTTTAACTTTATTAAAATCGAATGCCATAACTTTAAACTTTTTATTATATTGTTCTATAATTAATAAGACAAAGTTATAAAATAAAATTGAAATAATAAAATAATTGGATACTAAATAAATCTAAAATTTCTATTTTTCTTTTTATATCAACACACAACAACACACCATTAGATTTGTTTATTATCCAATTATTTTTCTATAATATAATGAAAAATTCAGAAATAAAATGGGCATGTATCCAACCTTTAACTGGCGGTATGTATCTGGGTGCTGAAGAAGCTATCGGGCATCCAGCTGAATTTATTTTATCATTTAATGGTTTGGATAATGCATCGATAAAGAAAGATGGTTCTTTTGGTAATGTAAGTAATGAACATTATCTTAAAACATATTTGAACAAAAAAGAATGTATGCCACTATATTATCAAATAGATGGAGATTGGTTGAATATGTCAGATGATAATGTTGTTATTAAATTAAATGGAGAAATATCAAATCCTGATTATTCTAATTTGGATTTGGTTGTTGCTGTTCCTATATGTGCAGGTTTATCAAAAGCAAGTGCTGCATCTGATAAGGTTAGAGATATTAAAAATAATAATATGAGGTTTATTACCACATATACATTAAAGACAATTAAACCTAAGATTTATATTTTTGAAAATGCACCTGGTTTAATGGGCACTATGGGTGATGAAATGAGAAAAGAACTTGAAGACCTTGCATATGAATCAGGTTATTCTATTCTTTATTATAAAACTGATACATTATTACATCATAATTGTCAACATAGATTAAGAACCTTTATTATATTCTATAAACATAGAGGAAATAAAAAAATTGAAGACCCTTTATTATTAGGTTATGAACATAATACAATACCTATAAAAGAATATTTTAGTAATATTGATAATACCTTAAATCCAGAAAGTCCAGATACACCATCTTATAATTGGATTGTTCTTGATTTTGTTCGACAAGAATATGGTGAAAATTGGAGAGATAAAATCCCAGGATCATTAATGGCTCCAATTATTAAAGATAAGAAATTGGATCAATTAATTTCGTATGCCAAAGAACATAATTGTTCTGAAAGAGGTCTTTATTATTTTGAGAAGATTAAACGTAAGAAAGGTATGAATATGAATTATTATCATACTGATTTACGTAATCCAAGTGAATATATGGCTCCTGTACAAGGTAGAAGTATAAGTTTTATGTTACACCCTGTTGAAGATAGAATATGTAGTGTAAGAGAATATTTGGCATTAATGGGTATGCCTGATGATTTTGAATGGTATGGTGATTTAGATTTAAATGTTAATAAGATTGGACAAAATGTTCCTGTTAAAACTGCGAAGTTTATTATTGGTGAATGTGTAAAACATCTTTTGAAATGGAATACTGAACCTATTGATAATAATAAAAATTCAGGATTTCAAGATAATATACAATGTCTGGAAATTTGGTAAATTATAAAAATAAAAATGAAATTAATATAAAAATATGACATTTATATCTCAGCGTTCTAAAACCAGACAATATGGCGTAATATATGGTCCATTTGGTATGATGACAGCAATACATCCATATAATCCATTAACTTTAATTCGGAATGTATATAATCATTTATTAAATGAAACATATCATGTTTTTCAACCTGAAAATAATTATAATGGGCAAATAATAGGTACTTATAATTATATAAGGTATTTTTGAATTAAATTTTTTGCGATATATAAAAATAAAAATTCAATTTTAATTTTTATAATTCAAAAATAATTATTAAATTTGTGACCGAAATAGAATTTACAATATGAGTAAACAAAAGAAAATAGAAGAAATATATCAAACAATGGATCAGATAACACATATTCTGAAACGTCCGGGTATGTATATAGGATCTATTAAAGAAGAGGAAACTCAAACATTTATATATTCATCTGATGATGCAAAGATGGTTCTTAAAGATATTAAATATACACCAGCTTTGCTTAAAATTATTGATGAAGTTATTTCCAATTCATGTGATGAGTATCGCCGTAAATCGAATATGGGACTTGATAAGATAACTGTATCAGTATCTAAAAAAGGGCATATTGAGATTTCTGATAATGGCGGCATTCCAGTTGTTGTACATAAGGATGCTGGTCTTTATGTACCTGAATTTATATTTGGACAATTTAGAACATCGTCTAATTATGATGATTCAGAAGAAAGAGATGTTGTAGGTACCAATGGTCTTGGTTCTAAAATATCTGGTGTAATGAGTTCTAAATTTGTGGTTGATACAGCTGATGGTAAAAAGTCATTTCATCGTTCATGGTCTAATAATATGAGAATATTGAATGATGATCTTGTTATTAAATCAAGTAATGACCATTACACCAAAATATCATTTGATGTTGATTTTGACAAGTTTGAATGTGGAACAGAATTATCTGATGATTTTATTGATGTAATAGAAAAAAGATGTATTGATTCTGCTGCTGCTAATCCAGGTTTGACAGTTGTTTTTATATATAAGGATGGCAATAAGAATGTTCGAAAAACCGATTGGCATTTCCGTAAGTTTGAACATTATATAGAACTATATTCTAACTATATTGATATTGATGATAATTGTACTTTTTCAGATAATATGAAGAAAGTGTGGATATTTCCTGATGGTAATATTAATGTAGGTTTTGTTAATGGTGTATTATGTTCAAAAGGCACACATATTAAAGCAATTCGTAATGAAGTTAATAAAGCTGTTGCTGAACATATAAAAACAAAAAATAAACTTGAAATTCAACCTAAAGCAGTTGATAATAAGTATTCAATATTCTGTGTATATAGTGTAGCAAATCCTGCATATTCATCTCAAACTAAAGAGGAATTAACAACACCTGTTGAAAGATTTTCATTAAAAGACGGATACACTTATAGTATTCCAAATTCTTTTATTAAAGATGTATTGAAATCAGATCTTATTAATCAGGTCGTTGACTGGTATAAACAGAAATTGGAGGTTGAAGATCAAAAGAATATCCGTAAACTTAATAAGCAAGCAAAAGCCAAACTAAGGTCTGAAAAGTTTATTGATGCCAATTCAAAGAAAAGAGAAGAAAGAGAACTTTGGATATTTGAAGGAGATTCAGCTAAAGCCGGCTTTAGAGCTGCCCGTAATCCTCAAACACAAGCTGCATTTATGTTAAGAGGTGTTATTCTTAATACTATTGGTATGACACCTACGAAGATAATGGCTAATAAAGAGCTATCTGATATTATTACAATATTAGGTTTACAATGGGGGCAAAAGAATGATGTATCTAAATTAAACTTTGGTAAAATTGTAATAGCAACAGATGCTGACCATGACGGTTCTAAAATTGCCGCATTACTTTTAGTATTCTTTAATATATTCCCAGAATTATTTGAGGCAGGTATTGTATATCGTAGTATTTCACCTATTGTAACAGCAAGTAAAGGTAATACTGTTAAAAAGTATTTTACAATGGATGAATTCCATAATGATTATGATAAGCTATCAAAATCTGGATATAAGTTTAAGTATAATAAAGGTCTTGGTTCATTGGAAAAAGATGAGTATGCTGAAATGATGCAACAACCCATATTCCATAAGTTTAATAAAGATACATTAGCAGATATGAGTATTAAATCATGGTTTGGCAAAGGTATAGCAAGCGAACGTAAAGAAATTCTAAAAAGTGAAGTTTAATTATTATGGCAAAGAAAGTTACAAAGAAAGAAACAATAGATTATCAACCAAAAATTATTGATCGTTATATAAGTGATTTTTTAAATAATGAATATAAAGATTATTCCAAATATGTAATTGCAACTCGTGCTTTACCAAGTATTGTAGATGGTTTTAAAGTAGGTGCCCGTAAAGTAATGCATGCTGCATTTCATGGTGGATTGAAAAATAAACAAGAAAGAAAAGTTCTTAATTTGGTTGGTGATGTTTATAATCTAACATTGTTTATGCATGGCGATGCTTCACTTTATGGAACTATATTTACAGAAGGTGCTGAATTTCTTGATAATCTTAATCCGTTAACTATTGTTGGACAACATGGTTCATTGAGAGATCCAAAAGCTGTATCAGCTCCTCGTTATTTGTCAGCTAAACTTTCTGAATATGCAGAAATGATTTATAAGGTTGATGAAGACCTTATTGAATATTTGGTGGATGAAGGACAAAGCATAGAGCCTAAATCATATTTCCCTATTATTCCTACGGTTATTACATCAAGGAATGAAGGTATGGCACCAGGTTATAAATTCAAAACATTTTCTTATAATCCTATTCATATTATTAATGCATGTGAAGAATATCTTAAATCAGACAAAATAACGCCTAATAGTATTCATCCATATACCAGAGGTATTAAACCTGAAAAATTTGTATATGATGCTGAATTGGATCGTTGGGTAAGTAATGGTGAATATAAAGTAGATATTAAAAATGATATACTTCAAATAACAGATCTTCCTTATGATGTTAGTTTTGATTCTTTGGAAAAGAAACTTAATTCGTATATTGATTCTGGTTATATTAAAGATTGGCGAAATTATTCACATGATAATGTAATTGATTATAAGATTATATTTCATAAAACAGTTCTAAATAAAGAACTTCAACCTGCAAAGAAAGCTAAACTTATTAAAAATCTAATGTTACAAACAGTTCTTCCAAATGATCTGTTATATGTATTGGATGAAAATAATAAGGTTAAACATTTTGAAGATATATATGAATTGATTCAATATTTTGTCGATCTTAGATTGACCAAATATGAGGAACGAAAGAATCGTTTAATTGATTGTCTTAATAAGAAATTATTGGATAATACAAATATGATTAAGTTCATTGATTTGGTTATTGATGGAACAATTAAAGTATCTAATAGACCTATTAAGGATGTTCAATCTGATATGATTAAACATGATATTCCAGTTGAATATATTAAAACACCAATATCTAAATTAACAAAGGATGAACGAGATGCTTTATTAAAACGAAATAAAGAAATTCATGCAGAAATTAAGTATATTGAAAAAACAACAACTAAGAATATGTACTTAAATGATTTGAAAAAATTAAATAAAGACTTAGAAGGTCAATTTGATTAAATTATGGCATTATAGAAACAATATAAATTAAGAAACAGAGATGGATTAAATCTATAGTTAGAATTAACTGATAACAATCTTTATATATTAACTGGTGATTATTATTCTATGAGATATTCACCAATGGATAGAGGTAATTATCCGGAAGAATACAAGGATGATTATGATTTAGAATTATGTACATTTATTGATCCTAATGGTGGACCTTTTATTTCACCGGGATATACTATTGATAATGCAATAGTTAGCATGATTATATCTAAGGATAATAAATTGTATTTTAAGTTATCAGAAAAAGAAGACTGATTAAAAATCTCACATAAATAATCCAAGGAAGTACCTAATGTATTTTCTTGGATTTTAACTATATAATTCCAATGATTAATAAACTAAAAGATATAAGTGTAAACACACCAATTGCTGGATTACCTGCTATTTTTAATGCAAATAATTAGGCAATTGCTGATGAAATAGATTATTATTTTGATGTATCAACAGGTCGTTTAACTAAATCTGTATATGCTCCAACAGGTTCAGTTAAGGCACATTATGGTGATTTTCAAAATTTAAATGTTGGTAATTTAACTATTGATAATCCTAACACATTAATGCAAATTATTAATAATAATATTGCAGTGATGTCGCATAATAATTTCGTTGATATATTCTCAGATAGCAATACAATACCTAAATTTATTACTGATAAAAGCATTACAATATGTCATGATGCATCTGCTATAGTAATGCCTATTAGCAAAGCATATTCAGAATATGAGGATTATATTGATGATAATACAACGCCAACTGTATATACTGTAATTGATAAGTGTATTCAAAAAATAAATTCATTGGAAAAATATGTTGAAACTGTTGAACCTTATCTTGCAAATATAACAGGTACATTATCGGTTACAACAACATCAACACCATCTAAAGCTAAAGCAAGATCTGCTGCATCTGTTGCAAGTTTAGATGAAGATGAAACAGTTGTGCAAACTGCAGTAATTAATGAAGTAACAACATATCCAGTTTCATATCTAAGTGAAACAACAGTTCAATTAAGACGTAAAGGTCTACCAGATACACATATAATAGATTTAATAAACGGTCGTTATATGACATATTATCCAGCTAATACTAATGTTGAAATAAGTAATACAAATATTGACTTTATTGAAACATATGTACCCGGTACTATTGTTAATATAAATTTCGTGAGAACAACATCGGCACCATTTAAAATTCTATTAAGTAGAGAAACATTAAAAACTGTAAAAATGTCAACAAATACATTGAATAGATTACAGTTACAATGTACAACATATACGGATGAATATGGCCCTGAATGGGATATATATAGTTATTCAATTCAAAATAAATCAGATATAGAACTTATTACATTATCATAATGGCATCAAAAAAAACTCCACTTATACAACAATTAAGAGATAAATCAGGAACAGTTTATGTATTTCCTTCTGCAAGCGAAGACATTGGTCTTAATTTGGATACTGATGTCAATGGTGTTGCATTAACTCACTATGCATTATTGAATATACCATAGATTGATCGAAAAACATGGTTATTTGGTAATCAAAAAGGTGATGAAATAGGAAATTTGGTTGTTTCAAAATCATTATAGAATTATATGATGAATTTTGAAACTGCTATACTTAACCAGGATACATATAACTATCAAGATTATAATACTGTTACAGAACGTGTATTTTGGCATTGGTTTAATAAAATAAATCCGGCAACATCATTATCATATGTTGAATATGGTGGTACCAAATATTATTATAATACAGATGTCGAAAATAGAATTGTAAAATGCTTTGGTACTATTGATGCCGGTAATTCATTATCAGGCGAATTTGGTGTATTCAATGAAACCTATATTAATATTCCAAGTAGTTATGGTTCTGCACCGGTTTTCTTTGTATAGAATTTCGATAATAATTACCATGATAATACATAGGTTGATTGTGCATCTGAAAATTTATAGGGAAGATCTGATAACTTATCATATATTTCATATACCGAAAATGATGATAAACCTTATTATGATAGTGCACAATCTTATTTTATAAGTAATAGTTCAGATACTGAAGCATTTGAGATTGTTAAAGATCCAACTATTATACAGGAATTAATAAAGAAAGTTACAGGTAATGATAATATAACAGCATATACTATTGATGAAGTTAATATTGATCCGAATAATCAATATTCTGATTTAATAGATACAGAATTTCAATTTAATGCAATTCTTTTATATTATTCTATATATGACCAGACCAGTACAGTTAAAACTGCATAGGCAACCAATTTATTTGGTATAATATTCTTAGATGGCGCAACTGAAATAGAATCTTCAGATGGCGTTAGTTATATACAACCTATTATAAAAAGAAAAACAACAACTGAGAATTTTGGTACTGGCTATTCATTTAGAGTGAATACCCGTACAATGTCTATATATGATAATTCTGATGCAGTTATTCAAGATAATACAACATTAAACAGTATTATTACAAATGACTTATCAGAAGCTGTATCACAATTAAATAGAGCAACTGATCTTTTGATGTTGAATACACAAACTATTAATACTATTAGAGACCAGTATGATAGTGTACTTGATTATTACTATACTCAAAGATCAGATATTAAAGATTTATCAACTTTAATTAATAATTATATTCAAGGAAAGACTGTTTCTAAGATAGATGTAGCAGAAGCCAGAATAACAGATTTTTATGTTAATACAGATGATAATAGGTTTAAGTTCTATGTAAAGACTGGACAGAATGATGAATATAATGAACCTATATATGATGATATTGTAACTATTAATGAGAACGGTATTACAACAGCAGATATAAATGCTGAAGACGTTTATTTGCAGCATGGCTGGTATTTGTCAGCAAAACATGTTGATTTAAATAACGATGAAAGTGATCCAGCTGTATTAACAAATGTAGATAAAATTGATAACACCGAAAATATAAAAACTACTATTACAAATGCACAAACATTATTAAAAGATATGTTTGATAGTTCTTCTAATTTAGTTATTAATTTATATAACAATAATGCAGATTAGGATTATAATAGATTTTATATTAGTTCAGATTCTGCTGTATTTAATTCAAATAATAAAACAGCAGTTAGTTATTTAAAGCAAACATCAACTGATGGTACACAATCTAAAATTGATTATGTAGGTTTAGTTCCTTATATTATTGCTGAATTACAAACTATAAATGGATATACATATGATCCAACTAATGTTATCGAATCAGTTGATGATATAACATCCTTGAGAGATGCATTAGATTATATTATAGGTTCATTGAATACAAATACAAAAGACTATAATGTAATGCTTACGATTTCTGTATATAGAAATTATGATCCAGATTCTGATGATAATGAGCCAGAAAAAGTATATAGTTATGAAAAAGATTCTGATATACCAGATATTACATATTATAATGGTGAAAATGTAACTATACAATATAAATTTGATATATCAGAAAATAATAATTCAATTACTCAAATATTAATAAACAGTTTGAATATTAAATCTGCATTTGATGATGAAGATAAAATTAATAGTATTAATATAAGTGGAGTTGAAATAACAGAATTATCAACTTATACATCAGATAAAGTTAATCATTATACTGGTGAATACACAATTACACCTGATGTTAATAATACAACAAATACAATAACATTAAAAGGCAATAGTGCTGGATTGCCTGCAAGTAAAGATTATATGAGTACAATTAAATGTTACACCAAATTATATTATTGGGCAAATTTCAAAGACCAACAAAATACCGAAAATATAAGTCTTGAAGATATATTTGTATATACACAATACCATGCATCTGGTGAAGATGGAAATCTTGCACAATATTTAGATAATAATGATAATCAACATAAATTATCTGATTTACCATCTATTGATATACAAGGCAAAACTGTAGAAAAAACTGAATTAACTATTGGTGGCATTAATAGTGCTAATGAGGCATACATTTATATTATGGTTCCTGCAAATATATTAGAAACTAATATTAAAATAGGTGTAGGTAATCAATTATATAATGGTGGTTTTGATTTATTATATGAAGATGAAGAATTTAGTATAACAGAATTTGATAATCCTATTACATATAAATTATATCGTACATCTAATATGATGAGTGGACAAGTAAATATACAAATAGATTAATTATTAAACTGAAATGGCAATTAAATTTATTGATTAGTTATCACCGAATGGTAAATCATTTTGTATAGCTGATGCAAATGACATAAAAGGCGGATTACACTATGCAGCTGATCTTGACGCTTTAAATAATATACATTCATCAAGATTGGTTAATGGTACACAATGTTATGTACAATCAGAAAAGAAAAATTATGTATATAATGATGGTAAGTGGTCTGCTATTGATACTGATAATATTTTTAATTGCACAACTAATAGTATACAGGAAAGCACTGTAATGACAGGTTCATTTGGTAATTTAAGTTCTTTAACAAGAAAAGACCTTGAAAATATGTCTATTAATGATATATTGACAAGAGCTTTATTTAAGGAACAATTACCAGAAATTACATATAATAATCCAACTTTATCATTACAAAGTTATGAAGTTGGCACATTGTTAGGTTCATCAATTAGTATTACAACTGTTAATAATACAATAGATAAAGCATATTTAAGATATTCATATACATTAGTTAATGGTGCAATATCTACAGTAGAATATAAGTATACATCAAGTGTAGAAACAAAGTCATTTACTGTTGCATTTGGAGTAAATCCTAATGTATATAATATAACATATAAATTGGATATAGATGATACATTACTACAAGATCTTTTAGATTTAAAAGGTAAAAGTATTAATGATAGTTCATTAATATTAACATCATGGGGAAGAACAGTATCACAATATAATACTGAAAATAAAACAAATGAAAGAATATTATTTCCAACTGACCCATTTATCAACCAAACAATTAATTATGGATTAAATGGCTATTATATTGTAAGATATTATGAAGGAAATGAACATGATGGCGATGCTATTGGTGCATATAATGACTATACTGAATTTATTGCTAAAAATAATTTTAGCACTATTAAAAACCAATCTTGTGGTAAAATAACAAGTATAAATGCAACAACACTAACAATAGATGGAAAAACAGCAAATAGTTCATTTGTATATGTTTTTATACCACAGGATTTTGAAATAACAGAAGCTAAAATGAAAAATACAATTAATAATACTTATGAATCTACACCATTTGGTCTAGTTTCAAGTATTAATGATTATATAACAAATACAATATATTCATTTGATGGAAAGTATAAATGCAATGTATATTATATAGCAAAAGGTGATCCTAATGATGAAGGATTGATTTCACCATCAAATGCACCTGTACAAATAATAATCAATAAAAGAAAATAAGTAAATGGCTAATAATATATATCAATATGGTGGTCAAATAAAAATAGACCAATCCATAGAATTTCAAAATAAAGCACCTTTGGATGTACGTGCAACTGTTAGAACATCTGATCTGTTATATGAAATTGCATATCCATATGTTGGATTGGTTTCATATGTTTCTAATGAAGGCGTTTTATATGTATGTACGTCAACAAATGGAGGTGAAGGTGGCAAATCAACATGGTCAAAGGTTGTTAATGCAACCGGCACGTCTGGTTTACAAATGTATGATACTGCAACAATAAATGCATTATCAGAAAAAAATGAATTGCCAGAAAAATATATAGTTGTTGATGATAGTAATACTGGTTTATCACAAACTGGTGATCCAGTTACTAAAACATATGAATATTCAGGTGATGGTAGTTATGCTGATATTTTATTTGCAGCTATTCGTGAACTTTAGAATGAAGTAACTCGATTAAGAAATGCATTTAAATATGGCATTTATTCTTATACTGGAACTGAAACTGCCATGTCATCTGCTATTTCAGATTTAGGCACATCTGAAGCTGACAGTATTGATGAACCTATTTGGGCTATTGATGAATCAGCATTATCAAGTGTATATTCAGCCAATATAGGAAAAAACTGGAGTAATTCATTTATAGCAACCACTGGAACTGATATTGATTGTACAACATATACAAATTGTATTGTTATTAAAAGTAATGATGGCCAATCTGCTAATTTATCATGGACTGATAATCATGTTGATAATGTAATAGAAGAATTAACAGAAAATAAATTATTTTTATATATTACAGCAACAACTAAGAATATTGATATTACTCTTGGTGATACACAGCAAAAAGAAGATGTAGATATTGTTGAACGACACATATATATTAACCATTTATTAAGTCATGTATCAGCTGATGTTGAATCTGATTTATATAATATAATGGTATGTATTTCCAGATAGTATGAAGAAGATGTTGATGACTCAATAATATCTGAAACATCAACAGAAACACCAGTTTATGGTCAAAATTATGTTTATGTAAGTATATCTAATGGTACAACAAATAAAACATTAGTTGAAGGATATTTAGCAACTAATACAAATGAAAAAGATACCATAGATGCATATGATTACTTAAATGAATTAAAATATAGATATTTCTTTAAATCAGTTTCATTATCTGATTGTAAATTATATAAGTTGGCATTTTATTCTAAACAAATGGATCTTTCCAATGAAGTAATGCCAGAAAAACCAGATGATGAAGAATATAGATATAAAGCTGCCCATATAACAATTAGAGCAGTTGAAGATAATACAGAATTAACAGCAGTTAAACAATACTTACCAGAAAATGAACTTGTATGGCAAAAAGATACCAGATCATTATGGATTAAATCCAATGGTATGTTAGTTGCAATAGGTTCAGCAAATACAAATGATTCAAATACAGATACAGGTGATACAATGACAGATACAGAAATACTTGAAATCCTTGAAAAGAAAGGTATAGTTTATACAGATGAAAATGGTCTACAACTTAGCAATGTTAGTGGTGTTACATTTATTAATACTAATACAAATACTAAGTATGAATATGGGCCTGATTCAGAAGGTAATTTAGTTGGACATGAAGTTTCAAATACAAACTTTGATGAAAAACTTACAGCATTGGAAAATAAATGGCCAGGTACAATAAACTCAATGTCTGATACTAATTATAGTATTCGTGGTTTCTTTGGTACTTATTATGCCCAAAAAAATGGTATCAGTACATCAAAATATGATACTGATTTTGGATTAGGTTCTGACCGTGTTAAAATTGGTGCTATATACTCACCATTTAAATCACAGGAAAATACAGGTGTATATGGTTGTTCTCATGCTTTTATTGAATTGGAAAATACAAGTGATGAAGATTTTCCTTTGGATGGCTTTTATTTACATTTTGCATACCCTAAAAATGGTTCAACCAAAGTACAACATTTAGCATTGAAAGGTATAATTAAAGCTGGTTCTACATATCTTATTAGAGGCAAAAAATATGCAGAATTTACAGATGCATGTTGCTTTATTAAAGTAGAGACATTCGACCAAGAATGGTATGCAGATGGTGAACTTATTGATTTAAGTGTTGATGATAGTTTATCAACATCTGATGAAAGTAATGCATATGCATTAGCATTAACATACGAATTATCTAATTTGTCCGCAACTGATAAATTAGTAAAAATTGTGGCAGCTGATGCTGATATTACTAATTTAGGTATATCAAGTACAAAATCAAATTCACCTAACTTATATCATTTACAATATGTAGATTCTTTAAACTGGTATGCTCCAATGGTATCAAATACTACTTATATTTGGTGGCCAGCTACTGCACCAGTTGTTGCTAAAAAGAATTCTATTATTAAGAATAATTTTGAACTTGATCCAGCTAAATAGGCATATCAAGCATTAACTAAACATGATAGTTCTCGTGTAAGAGCTAATTCTATTACATATGCTTCTGGCGGTTGTGATATACAAATGCTTGAATTAAATGATGAATGTATAACATTCAAATATTCTGATGAAGAATATCCAGTATCTAATTGGACACCTATGGCATCTTATTGTAATAAGAATGTATCAACAGATAAAACCAAATTGGATATAGATAAACCTAATATGTTAACATGCTCATTTGGTATTAATCCATATACAACAAGATGTTTTAACTGGATCTCATGTGGTGCGTTTGATGAATATATCTTTATCAGAAAACAAGGTGAAACAACATGGGAAGCTTTCGAATCATATAAGACAACATCTGAAATGGGTGTTGAATCAACTAAAACATCTTATCCAAAACGTAAACGATATACTGATTATGTTAAGAATGGTTATATTGTTGATGAAGGAACTGAAGGTGCAAAAACAGTTGAAGATATTGTTTATTCTCGTATAATATCAAGATTCCCGGGTGATAATTCATTATTCACTGCTCATAAATTAATATTGGATGTATTTGGTAGTAATAGTCATAATGTAACAACATTTGAATATATTGCAGGCCGTATGTTAAAAGACGGTACGCCTGATCCAGATCATACATCAGAAATTTATACATTTACATGTTATCCAAGTTCTGATGATTATATACCAAGAATTTATCAAACATCTGACCAACAAGGTTTCATGTGGATTGAATATCAAGCATGGACAGCAGCCGCTAAAAAATTGGATGAATTAATTGTATCAGAAACTAAATCTGATAATATTATTCCAGTGCTTGTTAATACAGGTGATATGACACAAAATGGTACTCGTATTAATGAATGGCTTGATTATTATAATGCTGGTAAATGTTTATTTAAACATTTGGAACAATGTAATGTCGTTGGTAATAATGACCTTTGTGGAACTAATCCATTAGAACTTGGAACTGGTGATGATGCCGGTAAATCAAATAGTTATTACTTCCATGTATTCTATTGTCAGGAAGTTGAGGTTGGTGGTACTGATATTAAATCCGGCATAACACCAGTATGTAATGGAAAATATGTACCTTCATTATATGGTGTTAAATTTAGTAAGAATTATTTCTTATTTGTTAACTCAGAATTTACTAAAATTAATTGTCAAGATTGGTTTGGTTTGACTGGTGTTGATGGTTCAAGTACAGTACCTGTTAATATATACACAGGTTGGACTATTCCAACGTCATCAAGTACAAACTCTGTATATACTGATTCATTCACATCCGTTTATACTATGTTATATCAAATGTTAACCAAGTATAAAGGTGTACATGTAACAGCATTATGTCATGAAATGCCATTTACTGTTATTACTAATGATTCTTTGAAAAAAGGAACAGCATCTCTTTTAGCTATATCACGATGCTTTGGTGGTACAAAAACAACTGCATTAATTGGTTCACATTTGAATCAAATGGATAATAATGAAAAAGTAATATATTGGTTTAGTAGATTACTTGAATATTTTGATGTTAATTTATGCTTAGGTGGTCATAAACATACATATGCTATTACATATCCTGTACGCGAACGTTATACATATACAGAAGATGGTAAAACATATACATCATTAGAAAAAATAATGACAATGAATGAAACATTGGAAAATGATGATGTTAGTTGGACATATACTGTTGGTGATACAGATGATACATATAATAGTTTAAGTTCTGGAACAACATTACACACATCTAAATTTCCATATGTGAAACGACATCAAAAAGGTACAAACACTGATAAATTTTATCCATATACACCTATTGAAGATTTAACAGGTGGTATAACATATTTTATGTGTCAAGCAACTGGTTTTAAATTAAAATCTAATAAAGAGTTACCATCTCAACAACAAGCATTCTCTGAATTAATTCCGGAAACAACTGATAGTAATGGTACAGATAAACCAAGTGCTGAACAACAATATCCTATGTTTGGTGTTATCGAATATAATACATCTGGTAGTAATATAACGGCATCTATGTATTTGGTACGTATTGATGGTATTTTAAATAATAAATCATTAAACCAACAAAGACCAACTATTGATGATGCAATGCATTTACAATATATTAAATCTACAGATATTAATTCTGAAACTCACGATTATACGAATAATTTTGGTAAATGGCAATCTAATGATGTAAAAACATTATATAAGACAATTTAATTGACTATATTGATATAATTGATAAATATCACAAGTATTAATAATTATACTTGTGATATTTTTTATACTATGAAGTTTTTTGATAAAGATACAGGTACTTATAAATCTATTATAAATACCACCGAAATTTTAACTGGTGAAGGTAAGAACCTTAATGATATATTAGTTTAGCAATCACAAGATATATCTAAATTAAAAAGTAATGTTAAATGGATATATCAATATGGCGGAACTGGAACAGGATCTGGTAGTGGTTCTGGTTCAGGTAGTTCTTCATCTTGGACTATATATGCAACATTAAATAATCAACAAATAACATCTGGTGGTTCTATTGTAATGGAACAACCTGGTAGTTATAAATTATATGTATCAATATCAAATCCTGGTGGTTAGTCAAGCTTTAACTTATCATATTCATATACAACAAGTACAGGCTTACATACATAGTCTAATATTGCATTGACAACCGAAAATGGATATGAATATAGTACGGTTGTTTCATTGGATGAAAATGAATCAATGACTATAACAATAGCTGATACTTATATGGTACGTAAAGGTTATACATTTAGTTATAATGTATACCCATATGTTATAGATGATTCAGTAACTGCATATAGTGATGATTCAACCAAAAAAGATATAATAGAAGGTGGTGATATATATCTAACAAGCGTTAATTCTACCGGATTATATTTTGGTGTTAATTATCGTATGGTTAGTAAATGTTCATTATTAGAATATAAATGGTCAACTAACAATACAACACTTGATAATATAATTAGTCAATTAGATACAGATGATAATAAAATATCTGGAACTTTAGTAGAACCATTAACAGGTACTATTAAATTTTATATCCCGGCAGAATACTTAACAGCAGATATAGCAGGTTCATATAAAGTATCATTAGATATATCTGTACAATTGGAAGGTTATAATCTGTCTAAATTAGCAACTCGATCTGTATCATTTAATTTAATTCCACAAACATTCTATATTAAAGTTGAACCAACATCTGGTGAATTATATACAACATCACAATATATAGGTGATCCAAAAGATAATGTATTACCTGATAGTGTTGCAAATAATCAATATACACCAGGTTCTATTAACTTTAAAGTTTCATGGTATGAAGGCCAACAAAAAAGTACAACAGAAATGTTTGCTATTCTATTGGATAATGAAGTATATGATAGCACACAATCCACAACATTTTCAGTAAAGGATAGAACAGTTTCTGTTAATAGTAAAATTGTATCAGATTCAGGTGAACATAAAATTAGAATTAAGCCATTAAATCGTATAGCATCAGAAGCAGTTTATTATTTCTATGTTAAACAATTAAGCAATAGCATTAATTCATGGTTTGATACCACAAATTCAACAAATATTATCATGTCTGAATATTATAGACCTGATGGTATTGGTACAACCACGGATGGAACTAATATAACTCCAAATATATTTGCCGGCACAACATATACACAATCATCAACTATTAAATAGACACCTTCAAGTGATACATTAACATATGATCTTGCTATTGGTGATGTTTCATCTACAACTGTACAAAATTGTCATATATCATTTGGTTTTACATATTCAAAGGTAAATGATGATACAGAAGCAATATTTGGTATTAAAGCAAAACAAAGTAGTGATATATGTACTATTATGGTATATAGAGATCACTTTACTTATTAGTTAAACCAAGAAAGTGCAACAAGCTGTAATATATACATACCAACAACAACAGATTATGACCCGAATATTGTAACAGAAGGTTATCATATGATTGATTTGGTATGGCGTCAAATATCTGGTAATGACTCTAATGCCCACTATGAATTCGTTGTTTATATAGATGGTGTATTGGATGGTAATATGTCAGGTTTATTAACAACTGCATTTTTTCCTTATCAATTAAATGTATATAATGTGAATGTCGCTGTTAACTTAATGGAAGTTTCACATTATAAGAATACATATACATTTACAGACTGGGATATTGCCAGACACTGGTACAAATATAAAACGGTTTTAGGCCATGAAGTTTCAGAAAATTTGTTTACTCTTATTGATGTATACAAAAACTTTGAATTAACAGGCCAAGATGTAAAAGTATAGGACTTAGCTGCAATTAATAATGTTGTTAAAAATGTGAATATACCTGTATTATATTTTGCAACTAATGACAGCATATTATCATCAAGCAATAGCACAGTTTATAAATGGTTAACATCATCATATACTGAAAATGGTAAGCCTGATGCTATTACATGCGATGTATATTATGCTCGAGATATTGATGATTCATTATCACAAATTAAATCATCTGGTACAGATATTAATGAACATTCTTATAGTGCTAACTGGACTATACAACCACAAGGTTCTTCAACATTAAGTTATAGAACAAAGAACTTTACATTAGCTTTGGAAATTGCCAATGGTAATGAAGATGGCCGGGTTCCATTGTTTACACCTAATTTTAATCCAACAAATCCTACTGGTACAGGTTCATATTATCCAGAACAATCATGGACATTAAAAGCAGATGTTGTTGACTCATCACATAGTAATAATAATGCATGTGGTGCATTTGTTAATACTGTAATGCAAACTTATAATATGGGTACTGCTGGTAAGGCACCTCGTAATTGTTTAACAGGCTTCCCGGTATTAATATTCTTGAGTATTAAACATGGTACAGCAGATACTGATGAAACTGATTATTATTTCTTGGGCATATATAATTTTAACCTTGGACGTGATTCTAAGTATAATTTAGGTCATACTAATGTTAAAGCTATATCATCATTATATACTGCACCTTAGACATCTGTAGAAACAGGGTCTTATCGTATTAGTAATGGTACATCTATTATAACAGTCAGCCAAGAAGAAAATCAATATATGGATAACTTTGTGATTGCTGAAATTACTGGTAATAATGCATATTTTGATTTTTCTCAATACGATTCAACTATATTATTTCCATTACCTAAATTAGGTAATAATGATAAGTTAATGATGTTTGATGATATTAAAACAAAAATGAATGCTGCAACATACCAAAGTGTTATATAGAAATTCGTTGAATATGTTGCTAAAGCTGGTGGTTATTGTTTTAATTATATTGGAAAAACATTTAGAGAATCATATGAAGAAAAATATAACGGGGTCGATAAAGTTGTAGATGAAGATGGCACGATAACATATTATCCTAATAATACCGTTCCTGATTTTAGAAATCAATGGATCCGTGATGATAAAGATTCTGTTGCAACATATAAATTAGGTAGTGTAATAGATGATGCAACTGCATTTAGTTCAAATACTTTATTTAATTTTACACTATCAACTGATAATAGTAATTTTAATGCAACTGCATCAGCAGATAACCAAATACCATTATTAGATATGCAATCAGCTGTCGAATATTATACAATTTGTATGGCACTTGGTTTGGTTGACTCTGTGCAAAAGAACTTAAACATTAAAACATGGGATGGTGGTAAAACATGGTATATTGCATTCTATGATATGGATACATGTTTAGGTGTTAATAATGAAGGTGCTGATGTTAACTATTTTGCATTCTCTGATTATTGGTATGGCGATTCTGTATATGATGCTACTGGTACAAATGTAACACCGGGTACCATATTTGTATATCGTGATTATGCACCTGATGGCGATGCAAAACCTGCTAACTATAGCGGTTATGATACACCAAGTAACTATTTGTTTGCTATTGTAAAATATGCAAGTATATGTGCAGGTACAAATGATAGTAATAATGATTATTATACTGGTGAATTATACCCAGCTGCATGCTGGGCAAAATTAAGAAGTTCATCTGGTGCTTTGTCTTCAGCTGATAGCTTTATTGAAAATTTCTATGCACATCACATGGAAGCTGTTGATGAATTTATTTGGAATTTAAATTATCGAGCCAAATATTTTATTCAAACAAATCCAGAATCAATAGGCAGTTATGTTTCAAATAATAGTTATGATACAAATAATGTTAATAAGTTTAATGGCAGACGCATTGAAAAAGTACGTAACTGGTTAAGTGGACGTGTTCGTTTATTGGATGCGTATTTTAATTTGGCTCATACAAATAATGCTATTCAAGCATATGATCCAGAAACACATACATGGGATTATTACACAAAAGGTGGATAGACTATATATGAAACAAAAATATCAAATACATTGTTAAATGATGTAAAAAATAATAGTGATGTTACTTTATGGAGAGATATATTCTCAGAAGGTACACAAGGTAAGCAATATTCATCTATTAATATAAATGCAAAAATAAAAGCACTTGCTTATAGTCCGTTAATTGTTGAAACAAGTAATGCTGTTTTAGGAAGATACCTATTAGAAGAAGGCGGCAATACTTTATATAATATTAAAATAAAAACTGATGGTAACCAATATTTGTGGTTACATGGTTCATCAACATGGACATATATTGATAATATTAGTTCATTTATAACTAATGGTGATAATTATATTATATCAGATTATTTGCAAACAATATATGCAGATGCTTGTCAAGGTACTGCAACTAAATGGACATTAGATATACCTAATATTAGATATATTACATTAAATAATTCAAAAGCAACCGGTTCAATTAGTAATATATCTACAAAAACAATATATAATGCAGATGGTAGCATGTATACAACAAGCTATGATGCAATGACCAACTTATAGTCTGTTGATATAAAAAATAGTGGTATATCATTAACATTAACTGATAGCAATGTTAAAGAAGTAAATGCTGAAAATATTAATGCTACATCATTGTCATTAACTGGTAATAAGATATTAACCAATTTAACAATGACAACTGCCACTTTAAATACATTAACATTATCTCCAATTCCTGATAGCTTATACAAATCTAATAAAACATTAACAGTTCCTACTACTTGGAAAATTAAGAAATTAGAATTAACAGGTTCTGGTACTGCTGATACAGATGATTATGTATTAAGTATTAGTAATAACTCAACAATTCAAGAACTTAATGTATGGGGATTTAATAAAATAACTATACACAATTGTCCTAACTTAAAATATGTTAAGTTTACTAATAGTGCAGATTCATTAGGTACATTAAAAACATTATGGATAACTGATTCTGGTGCAAATCTTGTGCGAAAAACAGATGATGCAGTTGCAACAGCTGGTATATATGTTGGACCTAATATTGAAGATACATCAACATTGGGTATGATATACTTAAGAGATTATTATAATCTAAAATCTGTATGTTTTGGTGCCACTGCTGGTTTTGATAGATGTGTATTACCTGGTGCATTAATGGATTCAACTAAATCACCTTGGAATACATCATGGTTTGGTGAATCATCTGCTGTTACTGTTAATATTGATGATAGTACAACTATAACAGCAAATTGTGCATATGGTGATCCTGAAAAAAATAAAACAGGTATAAGTACATATGATACAACGGTCGCTGCATTAAAGGGATTATATGATCAAGAATTAAAGCATGTTGCATTAATTACACAAACATTAACAAGTAAGTCAAATCAAACATATACATATGGTGCATTTAGAGCAACAAATGTAAAATATATTGATACTTATGCGCCTAATGGTGAAACCGCAAGTGGCACAGTTGATTTATCATATCCTCGTATGGTAATTGCAGGCTCATATACATTTAGTGAATGTACTAATTTGTTATATACTTTAAGTGATGCATCAACATTGCACAAGTATAGTTATCTATTTAATATCACAAATTTTAATTGTTTATTCTATTTGTCAAGTGGTAAATCAACAGCTGTTGATACTGATTTTGCAAAATATGTATTAACCGCTATTAATAATACTAATAAATGGGTAATAACTAAAAATAATGCAACTAAATTAAGTATTACTAATGTTACGTCATTAGAACAAATGTTTAGAAATCAACAAGCTATTTCTTATACAGTTGATGATAAAACATGTCCAATTGATATGTCAGCATTTGTAAATGCTACAAGCCTATGGTATATGTTAGGCGGAACTAATATTAATAGATTATCAAAATCAATGTTGTCATATGGTAAAAGCAAAACATCATTTAGTTTTTCCGATTTAATAGGACAGCGAACAAATCCATATGTAGATATGGATGCATTCCAATACAAATATAGTGATGGCACATATTTTATATAGAAATTAACATCTATTACATTCTATAGTGCTAGTTCTTATGGATCTGTTTAGATAATTCCTGTTAAAAATAATGCAAAGGTTGATACAACAACAGTTATTAAACCAGCAGATTTCTTTGTATGGACTGTTAATAATACTGGTATATCTCCTACATTATGTACGCTATTTGGTGGTTTTGATATACATTCAGATTATGCATTAAATGTTGAAAAAATGTTTGAGGCTTGGCCAAAAATTTAGGAATTAAAATATGTATTTGTTGCGCATGCACATGCTAATGGTGTTTATGGATTATCAACATTATTCAATGCTACTAATAATTCAAACTATCCTAAAAAATGGACATCTATTACAAGTACAGCATATTTTTCTAAAGTATATGATAATTCACCTGATATAACTGATAGCACAGATTTTGAAACCAATGTTGCAAATAAAACATTAAGTACAATTAAAGCATCACATGTTGATTTATTAAATTTATTCAACTGGTCACAAATTGCAAAAACAACAACATCTGATACAATGTTAGGTGTATTCAGATATTATGATACATATCAATCAGCTTATGAATTTAATTTCTTAAAGAAAATTTCAACAGTTGAAGCATTTAATAATATACTTAATACCATATTAGGACCTTCATCAAATCTTAGAACTATAATGCGAATATTTAGGTATACTAAAATTATAGATTCAAGTAATGGTTCTGAAGAGGTTGATCCATTAAAGTCAAGCAAAATGATTAAAATCATGAATGATGGCGTAACTAATACAAAGGTTGTTTCATTACATGTATTTTTAACAAATGTTGAATAGTATACAGCAGACCCTGATACAAGCGATTCATATGAAACGTTACCATTAAATGTTGATCCTAATATTTGTAAGAAATTTCCAAATTGTTAGGAATATGATAATATGTTCTATGGTTGTTGGCTATTACGTACGCCAGGATTTGATTATTTTGGTAGACGTACAAAAACAGAAACAACAGTTTATATAGATACTGAAACATACGAAGTACAAACAGATTATGACGGTGGTATATCCGTAATGAATACTTATTATAAACATCCAAAGGCCGTAAAACTTGTAAAATATGCATACACAAATGGTAAACCCGTAACTAATGTTAGTAGTATATTCAGAGATTGTAAATTTGGTAATGGTTATAATGGTGACACTATTGTAGAGAATCAAGTTAAAGATATTACAAATGCACCATGTTTTAATTTAAAACAATTCTTTGATGAATATGGTATTAGTAATAGTAGTAATTTTTATGGTTATAATACTTTTAATGAATATTATGTTAACAAAATAAAAGGACAAAAATTTACATAGTTTGATTTATTGCATACAATTGGTACGCATTTGGAAGTTGATGGTAATATTTTATATGCTGTACCTGCAACAGAAGATGAATTAAATGAGAAAAAAGCTGGTACATCAACTGCTATTTGGGCCGATGACACAAATATAGTTGTTGAATATCCAAATAGTAGAATAACATCATATGATCAGTTATACTTAAATTATTGGTCTGAAATATCATCAAGTTGGGATACTGCAAAAGCTGGTATGCAAACAGCATCTATGAGTTATGAAATATCAGATATGTTAGATGTTGAAACAAATTATTCTGAGATCTTTATAACAGCTGATGGTAGTGCTGGTGATTTGAGTAACTGGTATATAAATCCATGTTGTGAAAATCAATTGTTTATATCTCCGGATTTCTTTAAAGGTATGACAAATGATACAAGGCATGTTACAAATGTATTTTATGCTGGTGGTTTAACTTCAAGTGATGATATAACAAAAACGTTAACTGGTGCTATACCAAGACATTTGTTTACATTATCTAATCCAAAATCATTAACTGGTTCTGATGGTATATTTTATAATTTAAATATATTACCACAATTTGCTGATGATATTACCGGTTATACAAAAACAAATGGTGCTACTGTTAAATCAGAAAAAGTATATACATATTATCCAAGTGGTTTATTCTCTTTCCATAGTGGAACGCTTAATTTAGCATTTAAATCTAAATTGTTTATGCCGCCTGCCTTGGTAAAAGGTAAGTATAATTCAACAGATCCTGTTACAACAATGGATATTACATGGTATGTGTTCTTTATAAATGATACATTATCAAAAAATATTACATCATTATCAAATAATACAGGTACATCAGCATTCCCTGAAAGTGGTTATGCATCCGGTAAATTTAGTGTAAAATCTGGTATTATTGATAGACCATGTGGTCGTTATGATAATACATATTCAAGTTATTATTCATATAAAGAAACCCGTCCAAAGGTTTTTATTAATGCAATGTATAACCCTGATGCTATATCTGATGATGATAAGTTTGGTTTTGATCAAAGTAAATTTAGTTATAATTTAGGATACTTATTTGGTCCTTCTTTATTAAACTTCTATTATGGTAATATGTTTACATCAAGTTCAAATGTTACAAATATAACAAAACGAGATGGTGTAATAACAGCTAAGTTTGCTGGTACTCGATATAATGATATATCACAATGGCTAATATTCCCTGATAATTTCATACCTTCAAGTAATACAACAATTTTTTAGTTTAATACATATGATACAAATAAACACTGTACTATTAATAAGCAAACAAACTTTAATAAAGAATCTACTTATAATACATTTGCTGAATATTATAATACGTCAACTCCAAATAATATAACTTTGAATATTGTGGAATCTTATACATAATAATTTTAATAATGGATACCTTATAATTAAGGTATCCATTTTTCTTTAATCATAAATAATTTAAACTATTAACAGGAGCTATTATAAATGGCATCTAAAGATAATAATCTTAAAATATTTTCTTTAAATCGTCTTAAATTTAATGAACTTTGGGAAGATGCTTTATCATATATTAAAAAGACTTATAAAGCTGCAAATAAGATCTTTACGCCTGCATCACCCTTTGGACAATTATTACAAGTTATATTAAATTTAGGTCGTATGATTCTTTATTATATAGAGGATTCTATAACAGGACTTAATATAAGAACAGCATATCGTCCAGATCAAATTAGAGGTTTGGCACAATTAGCAGGACATAATCCGGGTAGACCTATATCTGCTCGAGGTGCAATTGATATTACATTTTATGATCAAGGTGATGGCATGACTGGATGCTGTTGTTATATACCTAATAAGACTCAAATTATATCTCGTATTAATGGTTGTACATATACAATATTATTTGGTGCCGATAATGCTAAAATGACAATGAATGCTGGTAATCATATTAATGCAACTATTGTACAAGGTAAAATTAAAGTATAGTCAGCAACTGGTACTGGATTACCTTTACAATCATTTAATTTTATAGAGAGAAACTATTATGAGTTAGACCAATATTATGTTAATGTATATGTTAATAGTGAAGCTTGGGATGTATGTGATTCATTAATAGATCTTGGATATAATCAAAAAGGATGTGTTGTTCGTTCTGGTATTAATGGTGGTATTGATGTATTCTTTGGAAATGGTACAATGGGACAAATACCTGCTGACGGTTCAGTTATTCTTGTTGAATATATTGTTAGTGATGGTGCAGTTGCTAATATTACAAAAGACTATGCAAATACTGATAATTATTGGGAATTTGATGGTTCTGGTTATTTGCAAGATGGCACTGAAGTAGATCTTAATACATATTTTAAAATAACATGTTTGACTGATGTTATATTTGGTACAACTTCTGAAGATATTACATTAACACAATTAATTGCACCTAATGCATCACGAAGTTTTGTTCTTGCTAATGAATTAAACTATAAGTATTTCTTTAAGAAAATGAATATGTTTTCCCGTGTTGAAATTATATAGGGTACATCAAATAGAACTGGATTAACTGTACTTAATCTTGCATATCAATAGGCATATTCCGCATATGAAACATCGCTTGAAGAATATAATAATACATTATCTTTATATGGTGCAGAAGCTGATGAAACTAAATTATGCAAAGAATTACTTGATTATAATCAAAGTGTTAAAGAATATACAGAATAGAGAATAAGCGATCAAAAATATGTAGATAATACTGTATATATTTTCTTGGTTCCTGATATTTCTAAACGTATATCAAGTACGCAAAACTATTTCACTTGTGATGAAGATGCATTTACATTATCTGATGATGAGAAAAATAATATAGTTAACTTAATTGACGCAACCGGTCAAAAAGTAATAACAATAGAAAATAAAATTGTTGATCCTAAAACACCAAGATTTGCATTAAATGTTGAAGCTAAAATATGGGATGGTTATTCAGAAGAAGATGTATATGCTCAAGCATTAACAGCATTATCTGATTATTTTATATCATTTGAAAGACAAGATATTATACCTATTTCCGATATAGTTGCTATATTTGAACGAGATATAACAGGTATTGATTCTATTAGAGCTTGGTTTGATGCGGATGTTAATAATAAAGCAATATACTGTGACGAAGTAGATTCTGATAATCCATATGGTATAGATGAGTATGGTGATATTTTATTAACAAGAAATATAATAGATTCAACCGGTAATACTAAAACTGTAAATGATATTATACCATTAATAAGAGGTGGATTTACATCAATGCCGCATGGTTCTAATGGTATACAATATGAATATGCATCAGATTAGCAATATAAACAAGGCTGTTATTTGTGTGGATTTACATTTACTGTATATACAACAAAATCTAAAAATCTAAAGGCATCACTTGATACCTATGTTGCTTAATTATGACTAAAGAAATTTATAATAGAATGCCTGATGATAACAATTTTAGAATTGATTTGGAAACCACATCAGATATTGAATAGATTTTACAATAGATTAGAATGATATTAGGTACAATCCCTGGTGAAGTTCTTGGATCACCGGCATTCGGTATTAATATTAAACAATATCTTTTTAATTATAGTATAAACAAAGATACATTAAAGGATATTATTAATAATGCATTTTCAAATTATTTGTTATATGATACAGATAAGTATACAATAGATGTTGATGTTAATTATGGTACATCAACAGATAAAACATCTGATTATGCAGTAATTGATATTAAAATCAATGAGCTTAAATATATGGGTATTATGATTACATAGGCTTGATTTTATAATAATATAATACAAATAAAGGTGATTATTAATTTAATCACCTTTTATTTTAATTGGTAAATAATAAAAACTTAATTGTAAGCAATATATGCCAAGATTAAAAAACGTCGATTCATTTTACAGTCAATGTTCACATATACATGATGATTTTTTAAAAACAAAAGGTTATGAATATCACAGTAATCTTTTGAAAAGAGTTGTATCTAATGAAATGTTTGCAAATCCTGTAAATGATATTCCTTTAAGACAAATAGAAAGATTGATAGAACATTTAGTAGATAATGTAAAACAAATTAAGTTACAATTTGCATTTGCTTACGATAAAAATTCAAAGAATATTAATTAATAAATGGCAATATCAGATTTAAACACTGTCAATTATAATATAACAGATTTAAATAACTTTAAATTCTTTAGTGATTCCGGTATAGAAATATACATGGAAAAATCTTATGTTATCACTTGGAAATTAAGTTTAACAGATCCAGCGTATTGTACAAATACACCAGAAGGATATATTATGGCTGATGTGAAATATGTTGAGGAATATCAAACATATGTTATAGATCCTGACCATATTGCTATTGGATTTTCAACACCAGCTGAAATTTATATTCCTGATGAAATAGATAGAACAAATCAAGATGATGTTAATACATTCATAAGAGATGTATTATGCGGTAATAAAATAACACATTCTAATAAGAAATATAAATCAACAAATGTTGTTAAACCTGTTATTGAATTAACATTAAATATAAACAATTCTGCATATACGTCAACTATTAATGTAGAAAATTTCTTTGGTAAAACTTTTTCATATTCTACAAAGAAAATATCATATGGTGATAATGATATAGATAATGAAGAAGATTAGAATTATGTTCATCTTGCTATTGTTGATTCATGTACAGTTGCTCGTTGTAAAAAAGATATAGATTGGGAATATACTGATTATACAGGTACTAATAGTGTACCTTATCTATATAAAATATTCAATGGTACAGTTAAAGATAGTAATGGATATTATCAACATAGTTTATTGAATAAAGTATCATTACCAGAATATGAAGGTAGTAATAAGTATATTGTTAATGGTTGTGATTTAAGTGTTATACAAGAAACAGATTTAGAATACTTAAGTGACGATGAATTAAAATATATTAAAACATTAAGCTCTGGTATTGCTCAATATTTTCCTTTTATTAGATATTCAGGTTCTTTTATGCAAGAAAAAGTATCAACATCTTTTATTGCATCTAATACACTTATTATATTAGAGGAAGTTGATACACAAACAACAGATAGCGATGGTGAAATTGCTATTGTTAAATCATATGAAAAACCATATATTAATGATAGTTTAACATGGTCATTAACTGTTAAATGTGATGAGGAATCAGAACTTAAACTTATTACAACAGACGATGATGCTTGTTCTATAGTACAAATAACAGAATAGAGCTTTAACTTATATCAAGATGAAGAAAATAAAACTGATAATAAGGTTGAACCTATTACATTAACTATTGGTGTATGTTCTGATTAGGAAGGTTGCTATTAGAACTACTTAGGACTCTATTTAAAGGACTTTAGAGACTCTGTATCGCAATTGTTTTTCTTAGGTGTAATTTCTATTAAAACAGAAATTGAAGGCGAGGATGAGCGTTATAGGGCACTCCTGGCCAATTTTGGAATACCTGATCCAAAAACATATCCTAACTTATTTGCAGAAGAAGAATATGGTGAATGCTTGTGTAATTGGAATATTGTTAATAAGAAGTGCAAAGAACTTATGCTTACTTATGATAAGATATTTCCATATGCCGGCACTTATAAGGCATTAATTAATGCTCTTGTATTCTTAGGTTATGACGATATAATTATTAAGGAATGGTATAAATTATTTGATACTAATAACCAAGAAAGAGATGTTGCATTTGATAGTGTTGATATATAGAATGGCAAATTAAAATCATTATTAGCTGATTATAATATAGATTATAATGATAATAAGTATACTAAGTTAAATTGGCTTAGTATGGTTTACCATCTCAATGAAACATCTACAGAAGATTATTTAAATTATGGTACTGATGCATGGTATGTCGAAAAAGTAGATGGTGAACCAGATAGAGTAACAGAAGATACATTATACTTTGATATACCATATGCAGATCCTATATATACATATAGAGATGTTGAAATTATTGCTAAACTATATAGTTTAAAGAAATGGTTAGAAACTTATATAGTTGGATTAAATGCTCGTATTATTGATATAACTGGGGAAGGTATTGTATATGTACCATATAAAACTTAGATATATCCAACAGGCGGATATTTAGCAGATTTCGAATCTGAATCACCATTAACACCAACTATCATAGGTGTTAAACAAATGGAAAATTCATAGGCTATTATTGGATTAACATTACACGAATTTAATAATGTAACATTTGATGATTATCATAATATTACGTTTGATATGTTCAACCGTGAACCTATGCATTTAGATTTACATGATTCGAAAACAAAAGAACTTCCAACTATTGGATATGTAACATATACATATGATGATGGAACTACATATAATATTAATATAAAACCTGATATTGATGTTTATAATATATCAAATACAATAGGTGCTTGTATATGGTCAGATGAAGTTGAATATGTATTAACAGTTATACCGGAATCTGGATCTTTATATTATTATACTGATGATAATTCAACTAACCAAGTAATAGTAGCTGATAATACTATTAGATTAATGAATAGCAATACTAATGAAGTTATCTTTAAAAAAGATTGTTTGCCGACTATTGTATTAGAATCTGGTAATATTCGTAAATTAAATGGTTCATGGCAAAATAATGTTATATGGGCAGTAAGATATAATGTAGACGAAAATGATAATCCTGAATATGTATTAAAAGCTTGTGGTATAACTAAAGATGAAACATCAACTATAGTTGATAATGGATATATTGTATTAATACCAACTACTAATGCAACACTTAAATATTCATCAGATAATAAATGGCAAACACCAATGTTTATAATATCTGGTTATAAGTTTGATTGGCGAAATATTAATATATCTAAATTTAGTTCTGAACAATTAGACACATTTTATAATATGGGTACTGATTCATTTATTATAGAAATAAATGAAGGATCCATGTTATTCAATAATCCAAAGGATAAAACAGATGTTAAAGTTGGTACACAAATAGATTTCAAATATGTATTTAATACACAATATTATGAAAACCAAGTATCAATTTCATATAAGTATACAGCAAACAGAGAATATATAACAAGTTTAAAAACAAATTTAAAAGATAGATATGATCATTATCTAATGCAGTTTAATAATACTGTAAGTAATCATATACATATAAATTATAATACTATTAAAAAATATGTAAAATCTAATAACTTATATGTAAAAAGTATTATTGATGATAAAGATAATAGTTTAGATAATTTAGATGATTTTATATGTTATAAAGATGAATCAACTGAAATTGATAATTTATAGTATTTTATTAATGATTATGCTAATAAGAAAGCTCAAATAATTAAACACCGATTTTATACTGGATTAGCAGATTTAATTTATTATAATATAGAAACAAATTGGTATGTTAATGTTCCAGTTAATCATTTAGGTGATTATTCTGTATAGGTAAATGGTTATGACAGATATAATAATATCTATAATAATAAAAGATTTAAATCTGTTAATATTCATACTGTAGAACCTAAAATGGTATTAATATCTACATAGGAACATAGTAATAACGAATCTGATTTTACCACAAGAAATTGTTATGGTAGTGAACTTACAGATAATGAAATAAAAGATTATTATAATTTATTGAATAGTGATTATCAACCTGTATATCCATAGCACTTTATGAGTTATGTCATGATATAGGATGAAGATGATGATCATAAATTATCATGGTGGAATTATTCTTATGCTGTTGAAAATCCACAATTAAGGGATAAACTTATTATCACAAATAATAATTTACAAATTATAAGTTTAGATTGGAATAAAGAATCAAATTTATTAAGATGCCAATTATTTGATTATACTACAGAAAATAAGCATTTAGTTAATAGTAAATTTAATAATAAGTTTATATTAGTTGGTTATGATCAAACATGTTTGGAACATGCAATATTATGTGATAATTTAACTTTAATAGCTGTAAATGAAACAAGTAAGTATGCAACATATGATGCTGATATTGTATTAAAGTATGATACATTATCTGATAATTTTGATGATTTAATTAAAGCATTCCATAAGGATCATACCAAATATTATTTAATAAATGTAACAGACCATGTTATAGATGTTAATAATATTACATATAATTATGATAATACAACATGTAAAATAGCATTTCCCGATTATAACAGAAAAATATTTACATTTAATGATGTTATTAGAGTTAATTATTATGTAACACAATATGGTTATAGAAATATTACATTAGATATTCCTGCTGATAATAGACCATTCCAAAATGGTATTGTTGATACTTTAAGACCGTGCTTTATAATATTATACAATAATGGTGTTAATAGTTATTATACCTATTTTTAGGGACATTTATATAATGATCCAAATACTAATAATGCTGATAATATTGCAGATTAGAAACCAATTTTTGCTAATTTAGAAAATTCTAATGATATACAAAACATATATTTCGTAAAATATAGTTATATTAAAGATACTAAACATAGATATTACACTTTATATGATTTAACTAATTATGACAGAACATAGATTAATATTGATTTATTAACAGATTTATATAATGATAATGATTCTGGTGTATTAAAAACTAAAGATATATCATTCGAATATGATAATGGTGATTATAAGTTAAATGCAATAGTAACAGATCCTTTAGAAATTTCAAATAGATTATATAATGCAGTTTCGTATAGAATAACAGATATACATAAAGTTAATAATTATTATACATATACAATAAATGGTTTATTGGATGAGACTTTTATTAATCGATATATAGATGATCCAACTAATGATATAACAGTTACTATATGTTATCCATATAAAGATTTAGTTATGTATCAATCGACCGTTATTGAAGATTGCTATTAGGAACGTTTAAGTTATGGTAATGAATATTCAATGATATTAACAAGTGTACAATATGATAGTGATACAATGTTATTAGACCACTATATAGATAATAATTTCAATAATTTTGTGTTTGATTATAATCCAGATAATTTAAAAGAAATGTGGTATACATATGATGAAGATTTTAATTTGGATGATTATAAATTATATAAGTATTATGATATGCCATTAACTATAAGTGGTGATAACTATATTATATTAAAACCATATCTACAGAATTAGTTTGATACTGAATGCATAAATTATGAATGGTCTGTTTATGGATATAGTTATGATTTCTTAACTGGTATTAATAGTTATGATACAGATAATCAATTGGAAAAATTATTTAGGATTAATAATGAAATATTTGCAATGAAACCAAATAAACCTGGACCTAATAATATTAAATTAAAAGTAACTGATAAGTATGGTAATTTAATATAGCATACTGCATCTGGAATACTATTGGTACAATAAATATAAGGATTACAAATAATTTTTGTAATCCTTTAATTTTTATATGTATATGAATAAAAATATAACCGAAGATTTTGATTTTAATAAGATAAAAAATAATCATAATATACAAGATGAATATAAAATAAGTCCTAAAATAATTAGGTCTTATCAAGATTCTGTTATAATGACAAAGGTTCTTAAGGATAATTATTTCTTAGGAAACCATGTTACACATTCATATAAAGTTCCGGAGTTTGGAAAAATATATACTATTAAATCAAACCTAAATGGACCATTAATAAAACAACTTACAGGTTCATACACATATAAAAAAGAAAATGTTGCATTATATGGTTAGAGTGAACAATAGCTATTATTTAATGAATTAAAATCAAAGATTTCTGGTTATAATATTCCATTTACATATCAACGATATAATACATATCCTAAATATGAGAGTTATTAGAAAGTAATAACACAATATGCAACAGAATTATTTGATTGTATATTTAAGGATTGTGAATATATAGATTTACCAAATTGCGATCCATTTAAAAAATCAGAAGCTAATATTGAAGGTCAAGGTTGGATTTCTGATGATGGTGGTATTGTTATTTTATATAGCATACTTATACAACATCCAAGTTTAGTATATTCAAGAAGTAGAATAATAAGAGGTTTAGACCATGATCTGTTTGAATTTGGATATGCAATTGCATTCTTTACAGGCGAAGTTGATTATTATTCAATGAAAGAATATAATAAACATATAGATGAAGATTTTGATTTTGGGAAGATAAAATCTAAAAGAATTGAAGATGAATATAGTATAAATCCTGCATTACTTAGAAAACTTAATAATAAATTAGATTTAACTAAAATAATAGGACATGTTATTCCAGATATATATAAAATAAAAATTATTGATTATCCTGATTTTGGTAAAGTATATGCATCATTAGTTGATATGAATTATTACCTATGGCCAGATTTTGATAATTTTTTGGATGCTTATTGTATAGGTAATAGAGAAATATCATAGATAAAAGATGACATAGATTGGAATTTATTAAATGGCCAAAAATTTAAGTTTACATATAAAACATGTGTATTCAAATATGATAATCCAACAGATGTTGATTAGGAGGTTATATAGGATTTAATATCAAATGCTTTTTAGGATGTTATATTTCATCATAATTCATCAGATGCTATAACATTGGGATTTTGCACACCTTTTAATATTAAAGATGCTAATATAGTATGTGAATATTATATATCAGAAGATGGTGGAATAATGTTTATATATAAACTTTATATAAGTCATCCAAATCTTAAAAGCTGTACATCATCCAGGATAAACAGTTTGAATAGATCTGATTATTTAGTAATGTTTGCATGTTTTTTCTTTACAGGAAAAATAGGATATGATACAAATAGCTATATGAAAATTTACGAAGATTTTGATTTTAATAAAATAAAAAAACATGATGTTTAGGATGAATATCAAATTGATCATGTGACTTATGTAAAACCTGATATTGCCTTAAAACTTTTATATAATGTGGAGCTTAAAGAAGCAACACGATACATGAAAGATAATAGAGGCTATCTTGTGTATGTTAATGATGAATAGACATCTCACCAATACCCGGTCATAACAGATGATTTAAGAATACTTAAAAATAAACTTTAGAATCAATAGTGGGAAATTAAAACTTTTGATACTGAAACTATTGATAAAGTTAATAATATTATTAATAATATACCAGGTATTAGAAAATTTGGACGTAAATAGCGAGATGAATATGCATTAGATCATAATATGTATTATATGATATATAAAGCGCCATTTGACGAAATGTATGTTGTATATGGTACGTTAAATGAACTTCAAATATATGATCAAAATTGGGTAATGGTTATATATACAGGTGATGTTACATATATTCCAGAATTAAAAAACAAATTAATTAATGAAGACTTTGATTTTAACAAGATAAAAAATAGGAATAATATTGAATCAGATTAGGAGATGTCAGTATCTTTATCATCACATATTATAAAAAAGAATTTTGATAAAATGAAAGATAATAAAATGCTTGTTAGTATAGAGAACGTCTTATATTATATTTTTAATTTGGATTTTAGCAATATTTCAATGCCATTCGGCAGATCATACAGGGCTAATATACATGGGGCAGCATTAAAGAGTTTTACATTTAATGAAGTTTAGTTTCCTGTTGGTGATATTAAAAAATATCCGGAAGAAATTGATATATCATGGCAAATTACAAGTAATGAACCTAATGAACAAAATTTAAAACGAATAGATAAATTTCTAAAAAATTCTGGATTTATTAATATACATATGGATGATATTTTGAGCAAATCAGGTAGTTCACGATATTCAGAATTTTATGAAAGACTACTTATACCAATAGAAAAATATAATAAATGGGATAATACAACCACAAAAAATGTAAGTGCAAATGTATTAAAATGCTATATTACAAATGATAAAGGTATAGGTTGTATGGTACTTGAAGGTCGTAATAACCAAACATGCTTAATGTTCTTCTATACAGGATTGGTTGTATATGAAAATATTAATAAATTAGATACACAATCTGGTATTAATGAATTAAAAAATGATTTTATAAAGAAATTAACATATAGTCTTACAGGTGAATATTATACAAAAACATTTGGTTGGTCATTTGTCTTTGATAAAAAAGGCTATCCTCGTATAATGACAGTTATTAATAAGCAATATCATTTATATAAAATGTTACCAAAAATTTGGTATATTGGTAATAGTTATCCAAATTGGACGCAAAAAATATAGAGTGATAATCCAAGAGTTGTCATGAGAAGAAATTCTAAAAATGGATTAGTTGAAATGGGATGTTTTATGCCATGGAATATCGAATCATTATATGGTCAAAATGAATGGTTGATTTTTAATAAAGATAAATTAAAAACCAGAATGACAATGAATCAATTTATAAATGATTATGCAAAAAATCCTGATGATTATGGCGTATATGTATATTAGTTATCTGCAACAGGTAAACAAATGTTTGATGAATATATAAAAGAAGTTGTTGATAATCGTTTATCAAAAGCGAAGCAAGACGATTTATTTAATAATTTATATGAATTATATAAAAAATAATATAATAAAGGATACTAAGTTAATTTTAGTATCCTTTATTTTATAAATATGTTAATAGTATTATAATAATTTTTAACCGAAATGAAATATATTAGGAGATATAGTACATAGAATGACTATATTAATGATGTAAAAAATATATAGTATTTGGAATATTGTATGTCATTCTGTGAAGACAATGATAAAACATTAGGATCAGATAAACAAAAGAAAACGCATTTTTTCAAAAAAGATGGATTTAATGCATGGGTAGGGGATGTTTTATGTTGGAATAAAAAATTAAATGAATTTGAAATTGTTCATGTATAGCACACATATAAAGATAGTGATGGTATTGTACATGACTATACTAAAATTGATAATTGGAATAGTAATTTAGTACCATAGGCTGTATGTGTAATACCTGCTTATCATATGGAAAATGGTAAAGCCCGGTGACTTGCCTTATGCGATAGAACTGGTGGTAATGGTGGAAACTATTGGAGAACCACACCAAAAACTGAATATAAATCATTAACAGATTACACACAAATTCCATATACAAATACAACAGAAGAAATAGAATATATTCAAAATAATAATAAATTTACAGATAATAATTCTACATTATATCATGCAAATGTTGCTACAGAGATTGGATATAATACAGATTTTATTAATAGCTTAAATACTGAGTGGTTTCAAACTTCAACAAATGGATATAAAGTTATGAATGAACAATTAAAAGATCCATTTGAAGGAAATATACTTAATATTAAATTATATTCATCAGACGTAACATTAAATGTATATGGACAAACTGATGACGGATCAATGTTATTAAAGAATATATAGTTATTTAAATATAAAAATAGTAATAGTAAACTAAATCCAATATGTGATTTAGATGGTAGGAAGAATACTGATATATTAATTGCATATGGAATAGAAAACTTCCCAGCGGCTGAAGAATGTAATAATTATTCTACTGAATATATACCATCAGGTAATTGGTATTTACCATCGGTTGGTGAATGGGCATATGTAATGAGTAGATTTTATACCATACAACATACATTATATATGTTAAAACATACCACAAATATGGAGAATATTATTGATATAGAATATCATATAACAACCATATATCCAACAGTGTTTTATTGGACATCAACATAGTATAGTAGTAACCAAGCATATCGTGTTAATTTAAAAACGAATGATATTATGTATAATGATAAAAAATCTGTACGATATGTCAGGGCTATGATGCAATATTAATTTTATAAAAACTTATTAATAATTTATTATATACCGAAATGAAATATTTAAGAAAATTCGCTTCTCATAATGATTATTTAGAAGCATTCGCTTCTATTGATAATGAAGACGATAAATTGAGATTTAAAAATACAGTTTGTATATTTGAAGACGATTGCGGAAACGAAGATGGTGAAAAACAAACAATTGTCAAATATTCAATTAGATCATCTGATGCGTGGGTAGGCGACCTATTAGCATGGGATATACAAGAGAATAAATGGACTATTATCAATAGAGATGATATTTGTGTATTTAATGATGATGAATGCTGGATAAGTGGATTTGATACAGCAAGATACATTCCTGATGCTATATGTGTTATTCCAGCAAGTCATATGGAAGATGGCAAAGCCAGATGGTGCGCTTTGCATGATTGTAATGATACTAAGTATGCAAATAGTAAATTATATACTAATACAGAAAATAATATAGCATATAGCTATTGTTCATATAATTGGTCATCTGATAATGCTAATATAACAACATTAAATTAGTGTAATTCAGCACCTTTGGTTGAAGTAACTTCTGGTACAACAATTACATTTGATACAGCAGTATCCGGATCGTGGATATGTAATAATGGAGATTTATTCAGTTCAACTTGGTTAGGCATACCAACTGAAAGGAGTGATGAAATTGATGAAATTAATATATGGTATGCAAATGTTGCTAATGAAAAAAGAGGTGAATATCGAATAACAAATCCAAGAACATATAAAGATATAGATGGTACTGATATATAGATTGTTATTGCTACTGGATTATTTTCAACAAGTATTATTACACCATGGTTATACAATGACGGAACATTTACATTAAATAAATCGTATGGAATAAAGAAATATAAAGATGCATTTGCACCATATTGTAATGATGATGAAAAACAATACAATGTTCTTGCAGATCTTGATGGCTATGAAAACACTAAAGCAATTATTGAGTATTGCAAAAAGAATAATGTAACATGCGAAGCTGCATATGCAGCACATACATATGAGCAAAATGAATAGTCGAATGGTCAATGGTATCTTCCAGCTTCAGGGGAATTAGCGTATCTATTAGCCAGATTTTTTACAGTTCAATATAGTTTATATAAATTAATATTTTTAATAAATCATGAAAAAATATCGAATTGGCCAGATGTTTATTAGATTATACCAATGTGGGATAATTTAATATATTGTTCATCA